TTCGCGAGGGTGTCAGCCCCCGTCGGGGCCGGGGGTCACCCCCCAGGCAACCATTTCGGCTTTGCTAGCAAACGCGGTTTTCTCCGTTTGCGCAGGTCAGAGGCACAATTTGCTGGCTTGAGCGTTATCGGGGCAAATCCTTGCGATGCGAACTATCTCGGGTCTCGGGGTTACGGAAGTTGGATGTGGATGTGCAGGTCAGCCTGTGTGCTACTCGCCAGTAGCGCCGGAAACGCATTTCCCCAGGTCGCGGCATCCGCGACACGCCGTCGCAAGGATACCGACTTAGGTGACCCTAACCAGGGCTCTGCAATTTGCTGGAAGTACTTTGACGACCTATGTTCAAATTCGCAATTCCTGAATTCGAATTCTCAAACGCGAATTGCATTCCCTTTGTCGACCATTCTCAACACGCAATGCGCCATTGTTCGCGGGCGCATTGTTCGGTCACCTGTTGGCATTCCACGGTGCCCTATTCCCCATTCCCCTATTCGAGGGCATAGGTGGCCGTTCCCGAGTGCTCGCATTGGGTATTCGGGCCGGGAGGGGACAGGGCGCATTTCCGGCGGTCACGTCCCGTTGCCCAGGTGGTCGGCAGTGGCATTACCCACTACCTACGTAGGCAGGACTGCCATGTAGACCGTCTAACCATCCCAGCTAACTACTTAGCCGTGCTCAACGTGCCTGATCACGGGCGGTTACTGTTGGGTAGCTAACTATGGTTAGACATACTGCTCACTATTGCTAGCACCTGTTAGCGGCCTATTGGGCCCTCAATTGCCCTCAGAATCAAGATCACGGTGTGCCCTATGCAATCACACTCGAGACATGGTGTTCGTGGCTTAGATCTTGATCTGGGCGGCAATACGGCGGCATTCCGTCCCGTGCCCTACAGGGACGTTCACACGTGACCTGGGACATTGCTTGCACCACGGTGCGCTAGCACTGCCCTACGGTGCCCTCGTTCGTCTGTCTGCCGAGTGCTAGCAGATCTGGCACCTACGTACTGACGTGACGTTGCTACCCGTTCCCAGGTGCCCAGGTGCCCAGGTGACCGCAACACTCTCGTCTGTCCGTGCTTGCACTGTGTCGGTAGTCGTCGCATACTGACATTGCCGCGTTGCGGTACGGTCGCCGCGCTCCCGGTTCGTTCCGGGGGAAGGGCACCGTCACCCCGGTGTTTGAGAACTACACAGTGGACTAACCTCCGAGTGCGAGACATTCCGCACTGGCAGCACGCGTGACCGTGAGGATTGCCCTCCCCGTATCCGTACGGGTGACATGTCCGGTATTGCGTGGAGCTGTCGCGGACACTCGGCAGTAGGCAGGGCGGCGACCCTTACGGGTCAAGTCCTACTGGCTGCAATAAGCGTTCTGAGCTGCAGCAGGTGGTTTGAAACTCTCTCTACTCCCAAATCGGGCACGGCATTGGTTGGCGCGCGGTCACGCGCGTTGCGGTTCGAATCCGCCCGTGCTCACGATGGTCTGTCTTTCGTGAATGTGCTTGTCCAAGCACATATCTCCTAGACAGACCAGTTCTGTAAACCGACCGGATCACTACCGGTCATGTCACCTGGGAGAGAGTGCAATGAACATCAATACCGTTGATCAGCATTTCGCTATGGCTGTCGACACTCTGGCCAATGGTGGGGGAACGTACGGACGTGACGTATTCCGTGCGCACAAGCTGCCCTACCGGTACACGGTTGCTGTCGGTAAGCCACACGTGCGCACCGTCCCTGTCGCTGATGGACCTAGCGCACTGGCCAGTGCTATTCGCGAGCTGGCAGACCTGCGGGGAGTGTGGACTCCCGACTACGCATTGGGCACTTGGGTCAACGATGGTTTGACCTACGTCGACATTGTCGAGTCTTTCGAGGATCTGGACAAAGCACTGTTCTTCGCCCAGGAACGCGGCGAGCTAGCGATCTGGGACAGTGTCGAGCAAGTCGAAATTCCGGTGCCCGTGCCCGCACGGCAAGCGGCATAAGCCACTGAGGAAAGCACACTCGGAAATTCCGAGTGTGTTTTCTCCTGTGACTTATTCCACAGGGGATTCACCAACCACGATGGGAGAGAGAAATGGCACGCGCACGCAAGTCCGACTCACTGAGCGTTGAGGAAATGGCAATCCGTATATCGACACTTTGGGAGTCGGCTGAACAATGGATGCGGAATGCGGGTGCGTCATGGTACGTCGACGCTCACACTTGGGCAGAACGTACTGCCGATGAGACTGGACACACGGTTGAACAGGTTGCGGCTGTCATTGCCGCGTACTCTCCACGTACTCGGTGGATTGACAACCTGTTGGATGCGGACAACCTGTTGCGCGGCAAGGACAAGCGCAACGGTGTCATGGCAGAAAATCACAAGCGAGCATTGCGAATTCTCGCGAGTGACAATCCTGTCTACGCATTGCGCGGAACCAATCCGGAAAAACTCACGGCACCCAAGATCTGGAGTTTCGCCCAGAACATTCTTGGAAACGGGAATGCGGTCACTGTCGATATTTGGGCAGCGCGTGCTGCCCTGGGGGACGTGACCACCGAACAAGCGGAACAGACACTCTCTTGGGCAGGCGCGTACGAACGCATTTCGGACGCTTACCGGAAAGCTGCAGCCAATGCGGGAGTCGCACCGTCGACTATGCAAGCTGCAGTTTGGATCGCAATTCGAGGGAAAGCGGATTAGATCGCTATCGGGCACACGGGCAATTGTCCGTGTGTCCGCTTAGTGACCTAAACGGGTTCACTCAACACACAACGATGGGAGAGAGAAATGGCACGCACTGAGACTTACGCGGAATGGCTCGCCACTGTTGACCGTATGGTTCAACGGAAATTGCGAGTGTCCATCAGTGATCTACCGGACTATCCGTACCGTGAGGATTACGACAGGGGCAGGAGTCCGGCCAACACTGTTGACCGCGTTCTCTGGGCGAATTCGTGACGGATTAGACAGCCATCGTGCCACCTGGGAGTCACTGCCCAGGTGGCGCTATTGGTTGCCTAATCGGGCAATCCGATTCACACGATGGGAGAGAGTGAAATGACACTGGCACGCATTGCTTTCGTGGTTCTGATCACCATTGCCGCATTGGTGTCGGCTGCCAATCTGGCAGCAGTCCACTGGGCAATTGGTGTTGTGCTCTACGTGTTGCCAATTCTCGCTTTCGATGCGGCAATTCGATGGGCGAAACAGGAACGCACTGCGCGATGACTGGACTGTCAAGACGAGTACCTGGGCGAGCTGCCCAGGTGCCCGTATTGGTGGCCTAGTCGCACACGTGTGCGAGTCACCTGGGAGAGTCGGCAGGGAATTACGCCCGTGTAATCTGCCCACTGGGGATGCATAGACCCTCTAACTATCGCATCGCATTAGGGTACCCTAAGTCGCTGGGTATAGTGGACCGAACCAGGTCCAAACCGGATACTTAGACCCCCTACATATGGGCCTTCGGCAGGCCCCGGCAGTGGGTTATTACTGATCTGCAAATTTCACCGGCAGTGGGTTATTACTGCCCTGCGACTCTCACCGGCAGTGGGTTATTACCCAACACGAAAACCGAAGGGAGAGAGTGGAAATGAGCAATCTGTGGGTGGAAGCTGCGTTCATCCAGGACAGCGAGTACGCCGCGGTTTCGGACCTGGGCATCCAGGAGCTGGCCGAACACTTGGCCCAGTGGGACTACGGCGACGAGACCGACTATGCCCACACTCGGGACGGCGAGCCTTGGGGCACTTCGGATTACACGCACAACGTGAACGTCGGCGGCCTGGACTACGTCCTGGCTATCAACAACGCGTTTGGCTACGCCAGCCTGAACCGTCGACCCCTCACCGCTTAGACCGCACTTGGCCACTCGGGCACACCGTCCGAGTGAGCCACTGAGCTGCCTAATCGGGCTGTCTCACAACCACCTCACGATGGGAGAGAGAAATGGCATCACCGTACGCATGGATCATCGACAAGGATCACCTGTTCGAGCCGGGAGATGACCCGAGCTGGAACGACAAAGGCACCGTGGGTCCAGCGGACGCGAACCTCTCGGATGAGGCCGAGCGCATCGCCCAAAAGTGGGATGAGCTAGGCACGAACTACGAACACCAGGTTTCGTTCCGGATGTACGACGACGACCGAGTCTTGTACTACAGCGGCACCCTCTACTGGAACGGAGACATGAGGGAGGAGTACGCGTACGCCCCCCTCGGAGACTTCGGGATGGGCAACGCTGGCGCGGTCTCCATCGAGTACATCGACCATCCCGAGTGGGACATCAGCTAGTCGTCAGGCCCCGGCAGTGGGTTATTACTGCTGCCGGGGTTATCACCGGATCGAAGGACACTGACCCCATGTCTGCCATTGCACCGTGCTGCGGGCAGCCCCGCGACTACTGCGAGTGCCCGCAATTCAAACAGGACCGGGCGGTACTGCTGGCGCTGGCACGCCAGGAGTGCCCGCCGACACCAAAGCTGCCGCCCGGCACCGAGTACGACGACCCGCCGTTCTGAAAACGCTGGGTTCGCAACCACTCTCGGGTCACCTGATCTGAGAGTGGTTGAGTGTTCACCGTTTTCACTCACGAGATGGGAGAGAAACAATGTTCTGGGAGGGTGCGCAGGTTCACGTCAGTGACGCATCACCGAAGGGATGGGTGGGCACCGTGGTCCAGGCCAAGCCTGGAGCACTGACTGTCCGCAAGCCGAACGGTGGGGTGACGCTGGTCCGTCCACACCTGAGGACGGTGACCCTGATCACCAGGTGATCGGAGAGTACGGAAGGGCGCTGGCTTGAGAGTCAGTGCCCTTCAGCATTTTTCGTATCACCAACCACGAAGAATGAAGGGAGAGAGAAGAAATGGGTACGCACTACTACAAGCCGACTGATCACACCGCCGAGGAATGGCGGGCGATGGCCAAGCAGAGCTACCAGCGCGAACAGGAAAGCTGGGAACGCAGCGACACCGATGGGTTCCTGTCCCAGTGGGCGCACGTCACGATGGCCCAGCTCTACAACCACCTTGCAGAGCTGGCCGAGACGGGCGGTCGCACCACCTTGCGCTGGTTGTTCGACGCCGATGGCAACCCGGTCGATGACTGGAGCTGGGTCGACACCCGCTACGGCGCGACGGTGCGTGTCGGCAAGGGCGACGGCGTCCGCTGGTTCAACCCGTCTGAGGCCCGCAAGGGCGCTCAGCGGGCAGCTCGCGACCGGGCGAAGGGGTTCACCTGGGGCTTGGTCGAAACGGACGTTGTGGTCCGTCTGGGCGGCGGCTTGCACCCGTCCCCGATAAACGAGCGAAAGCTCGGGTCACCGCTCACGGTGATCACCCCCGAGGACTACGAGGACTACCCCTCCTGACCCCCTCGGGACGCCCGTGAATCTGGCTGCGGCAGTGGGTTATTACTGCTGCTGGTGGTTCGACTCCACCCACGGTGCGCTACGCGTCGATACACGGTCGACGCCCAATCACCAAGGGAGAGAGAACAATGCGTGTGTTCGTGTACTACAACCTGCACCGCCACCTGTGGAGCATCAAGGCCCTGGAGGGGCCGGACAAGGGCCGTGTCGTCGGACACAGCCAGGTTGTGGTGCTCCGCAACGCCGAGGGCAAGGTGTCCGAGGCTGGTCGCCAGCGTGTCCTGCGGGAACGCAAGAAGAACGTTCACGCCGGGATTGTCGGTGACTGGGTGCTGGGCGAAGCTGTCACGTTCGACAGCTCCGCACGCAAGGTGACGTACAACCCGTACAAGTACGACCGGTTCGTCTACGCCGACACCGAGGAACCCTTCGAGGGGTCCGACGTGGCCATCCTGGCGCACCGTGCGGTGTACGTGTGACTCTCAGCGAGTCTGGTTGTGCCCCAAGCCATATGGTCTGGGGCACCTCCAAATCCGTTGAGGGACAACGGAGGTTCACACAATGGGAGAGAGAACAATGGATGACATCGCCATCATTCAGCAGGTCGCCGAAGCCAACGGCTGGAAGCAGACCCACCACGAGCAGAACGTGCCCGAGGAGGGTCCGTACATCCATCGTGGGGTCAAGGTCTGGGGTGAGGACAACGTGTCCGCAACCGACACGTTCGTGTTCCGGCGCGGCTACCGAGAGCTGGTGATCCACTTCGACTACCGGTTCCGTGGTGACCGGCGCGGTGCCACGGTGCCCGTGTTCTGGAAGGAGTGGGAACTCTGGGCTGATGGCAATCACGAAGTGAGTTCGTACCTGTCCAGCGTGGCGTCCGCCCGCACCCTGGAGTATGGGCGCGAGGAGTACGCCCACAGTGACACGTGGTTGCTCGGCAGCATCATCCGCATATTGACCTGGGACTATGACGACTGGACACCGGGCAATGTGCCGGACGGCTGGGACGGCTGAGTGAGGCTGACGAGGGTGGTCCAGAAGGTCTGGGCCACCCTCGGCAGTGGATTATTACTGATCTGCGAAAACGCAAGAGAGACAAGGAGAGAACAATGATCGCATTCGCAACCAAGCAGAAGGTCACGGACTCCCGTGACACCAGCAAGACGGGCACCGTCCTGGAGACACGCGGCGGGCTGTACAACGACACCGCCGTTCTGGTCTTCTGGGACTACCTGGGCTACTCGAATTGGGAACTGCCGCAACACATCAGGAGTGCAGCATGAGCGTCGAGACGAACGGCGAGCGTCGGGTCGAGGTCGAGTACCACGTCCACCGGACGACGGACGACACCATCGTGATCAGCCGGGAGGTCACCACCATCCCCGTCACTGGTCGCGGCGTGCAGTGGACGAAGCGGGAATCCAAGGAAGAGCACCTGTTTGAGGTGCCTGCCGACGAGGTGCCCGCACTGATAGAGCGTCTGGCCACCGGCCTGACGTTCCCGGCAGACGGTTCGTACATCTGACCCCGTTCTGAGCGGGCAAGGGTGGTCACTGTCGACACAGCCAGTGGCCACCTGCTTGTGCGCTCAGCACAACCGGGCCGCAGCGGAACTGCGGAACACGACACATGGGAGAGAACAATGGATACCAAGCTGATCGACGCCCTGATCGAGGCCATCGTCGCCGAGAACATCAAGCGCTACGAGGCCAACGCGGCACAGCCGTACGTCCACGAGGTGTACCAGGCCCACGAGGACCGGATCTTCCGGCTGGTGGCGGCACTCGCCGACGGGGACGACGACCTCGAGCGGCTGTTCAACGACGCCCTGTTCGACATCACGTTCGACGGGGTGGACTGGGCACGGAAGGTGTACCGGGATCTCAAGGCTGAGCTGGAAAGCGCTCGTGCCGACGTGGTATGGGAGGACGCGTGACCATGGCAGTAGTTCGCAAGCAGGCCAAGGACATCCAGGCCGGGGACAAGATCATCAACGACCGCGTGTCACCCGATGATCCGTTCCCGAAGCCCGACCGGTGGGCGCACCCACTGCAGGTCTATCGGGTCCGTGAGGGTCAGGCCGTCAACCTGGAGACCATGGAGATGGTGCCCGCCATCTACTGGACTCCCCAGGCCCTCGACGGGGTGCCCTGGGAGTTCGAACTGTGGCTGTTCGCCGACAACTGGGTCGACGTGGAGGCAGACGATGGCGGCGATGAATGAGAGGGAGGTGCCATGCCAGTGGCACGAGGGCTGCCCGCTGACAGCCAAGACCACTCGCTGGCACCCGACGCTCGGGCAGGTGCCGATTTGCCACAACTGCAACCAGTGGCTTGATCGCAAGCCTGCCTGAGCAACAGGCCCGTGAACTAGAGCCGTAACCGGACATCGGCCCCGGCACGGGCACCAGCGCGAGAGGGTTCTCGGCAAGATGAATCTATCCAGATCTTGATGCATGATCTTGATGTGGATAGATAGACCAACGGATTTGCTCCTTTGCTCCTTATCGGCAGGACTTGACGTGATACTCTCTCGCCCATCACGGGGGTTGTTGACCCGTAGAAGTAGGACTTGACCAGCGGAAACGCTGTGGTCTGACCTGCCTCAAACCAGGGGTAGGGTGGGCGGTCGCTCCCCGTGGAGACTCGTCTGTTACGGCGGGCGACCATGTAACTAGGGAGGGATGAATGGTCGCCATGGCCATCAGTGATATCCGGGAGAACGACGTGGAGTTGGCGAAGGCGGTCGAGCGGTGCAATGACGCCCTGATCGACCGCGACAGCCTGATGCGGCGGATTCACTTCCAGCAAGGGGATCTACGGCTCAGCCTGTCCGACGAGGATGCGCTTTGCCGTGCCACCGAGACCCAGCTTGCCAGGCTGGCTCACCTCGATACTGAGATCGCCCACTGGGAGAGTGTGATCCGGTACTCCGACAGACGCTGGGCTGCACACGGACGCTGGTCTCGCTACTACAAGGTGCGAAGCAACCACATCCACAGCACCCGCGAGTGCATCAAGATCGGAGAGCACACCCGTCTGATCATGCTCGCTGAGTTCTCAGGCAGACCGACAGAGGACGTGGTCGCCGCGCACGGCCCACGCCTGTGCCGGTCATGCTTCCCCGGCGTACCTGTCGAGTGGACCATGTACGGACGCCGACCGACGACGCAGTGCCCAGGCACCGGCACCTGGATGCCCTGGCGCTACGACGGCGACTACGAAGTGTGCCCCGTGTGCGGGCGCAAGGTCCGTTGCACGTCGGCAGGCAAGCTGAGGAAGCATGCGCCACCAGTAGAGGAAATCGCACGAATTGCGGAAAGGAGTGTGGTGTGACTGCGATGACCCTCGGGGCCGCCCTCGGCCTCGTGATCGCGGCCCTTGGGGTCGCCAGATAGCCCCCGGCAGTGGGTTATTTACTGCTCTGCGAAAACTGAATAGGACAACGCCCCGGTAGTCACAAGGACTGCCGGGGCTTCTTCATGCCGACTGATCACCAGATCGGCATAGCATCAACGCAATTCACCGACACCAGAGAGGGAGAGAACATGAACGTCAAGCGCAGCAAGAAGATTCACTTCGACTGCCTCAAGGAGGTCGAGGTGAACGGCAAGCTGCTGACCGTCGACACTGAGGTGTCCATCAAGGGCGAGCGTGGCCGGTTCCGGTTCAAGTACGCCCGGTACACCAAGGACGGCAGGCTGAACCTGACCTTCGTCGGCGGGCCATTCGGCTACGAGACCTTCCGAACCTTCTACCCCGAGAAGATCCGGCGCGTCCACCGCATCAACCGGACGGCGAAGAACATCGCCGCCGAACGAAAGCGGGCCAAGGAGGCTGAGGCCGCATGAGACGCGAGTGTCCGACGCCGTACAAGCGCACGTTCCGCAACATGGGCGAGGCCCTGTCGGTGCGACAGGACATGTTGCGCCGCAACAAGAAGGGCAAGACCAAACGCAAGGTCGAGTCGCCCTACCGCTGCTGTTGTGGCGGGGTCCACTTCACCTCGGCACCCCGCCCCAAACGTCCACGATTCGAATACGAAGGAGAGAGATGACCAACTACCCGTACTACCCGCAGCGTCCCAAGCACAGCCGCAACACCCGGCTGGCACTCACACTGGCGGTCGTGCTCGCCGTCCTGATCGGAGCGGTGCTCACCCACCAGTACCCCGGCCTGGCGATCCTGGGCCTGGGGGTCGCGACCTACCTGGTGCCGACCTTCATCGCCCAGGCCAGGCAGTCCCACCTGCTCGGCCCGGTAGTGGTTATAAATCTGCTGCTGGGCTGGACATTCGTCGGCTGGGTTGTCGCCCTGGCGATGGCCGTCAAGAACCGGTAGCCACCCACCCAAAAGAGAAGGGGCCAGCCAAATCGGCTGTGCCCCTTTTCTTATGCCCAAATGCTTAGCCATGCTACAGGGTTTGCCACACGTTACCACCGGAACCTGGCAAACTTTCACACATGGCAATATCTCTCGATGAATACGCCGAGAAGGTTGTCAGCGAGTTCGGCACCCTCGGCCCCCGCGAGCTAGAGGCCATTCGGGGCCTCTTCTGGGAAGCGCCTACGGATCTCGATGAGAGACGGGTCAAACGGGCGACCGCGAACCGTGGGCTGAATGGTCACCGTCGCGATGGTCTCAACGATGGCGCGACGACGCTCCACCGGCAAACTATCCCAGCGGGCGGCAACATCCTTCACGCCGATCACGCCATCCAAGACGCGTCGTGAGTTCACGTCCACGAGCTTCCGCTCGACCTCTTCCAGGCGGTCCTGCAGACGCTCGTTGGCGATCCTCATCTGAGAGGCGGTGATGCCACCATCTGCGAACTCGACGGCCAGGTTGTCCATCCGGTCGCGGATGGTATTGGCCTCCTCCAGCAGCTCCTGGACGTTCGGCAGCTCCGGACGTGCAGCCAGGGCCAGGGCGTCCGGCTGAGACAGCAGCTTGATCATCACTGCCCGCACCACCTCGTCGGTCTTGCGGCGGTCCCGGCTGACCTTGAAGCAGATCTTGCACGCGTACGTGTCGACGCGGTGCTCCTTGCCGTTCTCGTCGTAGTACTTACGCCCAGTCATACCCACGCCCATACGGCCCCCACAGCGCCCACAGCGGGCAATTCCGGACAGCAGGTGCTTGCGGGCCAGGGGCTTGCCTGGGCCGCGCCCAGGAGCCTTCACGTAGGCCATGTAGGACTTGTAGGTGGCCTCGTCAATGATCGCGGGCCACGGAGCCTTGCCGACAACCTCGCCCAGGTACACCTTCAGGCCAGCGTTGCGAGGGTTGGCCAAGAACTGCCGGACAGTAGGACCGGCCCAGTCGTTACCCCGACGCGTCTTGACGCCCTGGGCATTCCACTCCTTGGCGATGGTGTGAATGGCCACGCCCTTGAGCACGTCCCGGTACGCCTTCCGGATCAGCTTGGCCTCTTCCTTGTTGATCCGGATGTTCTCGTGCCCCTCGTCGGCCTCGTAGCCGAACGGCGGCGGGCCGGACCACCAGGGCCTCCCCTGCTTCACACGCTGACGGTGCGCCGCCTTCTGGCGAGCCGACTTCCGCTCCATCTCGTGCCGCGCCACGACGCCCAGCATACGGGCGTAAAACCGGCCTGAATCCGTCGACAGATCGGTGTCCCCGCTGACGGTGGCCAGGGCGACCTTGTGCTTGTTGGCGAGTTCAATGAACTCCTCCAACTCAATCGGTCTTCGGTGCAGCCGGTCCAGGTTCCAGGCGACGACGGCCTGGACGGCACCAGACCGGATGTCGGCCAGCATCTGCTTGTAGGCAGGCCGGGGCTTGCCGGTGCTCGCCGACACGTCGTTGTCGACGTACTCGACCGGCTCCCATCCCTTGTCCTCGCACAGCTTCAGGCAGTCCTCCCGCTGGCGGTCGACAGCTAAGCCCTCGCCAGTCCTGTCGATGGACTGCCGCAGATACACAGCGGCTTTGGTGGTGGCTTCCATCTCTCCCATACCCCTGAGTGTAGCCAATTCGTGACTATCTTTGTACCCGGTATATGGACAGATGAAACCGCAGGTAGAAAGTGTGCTGGCACTCACATTTGGCGAGTGCTAGCAAATTATGTACGCCGTCCGGCGGACAAGATCAAGTCGCAGATCTGGTCCAGGTGGACGGGGGTGAACTCCCAGGCGTCCAGGCCGACGTGGATCTCCTGGGTGTGATGCCATGAGGTCGGCGGATGCCCCTCCGCGTCAACAGCCTTGGTGCCGAGAGTCAACCTCTCGGTGCCGTGCGTGTGCCCATGGATCAGCCACTCCCCCATGTCCGGCAGACGCCACTGCGGATACCGCTGAATTTCGCCCCTGTCGCGCCCGTAGGGGAAGTGGGATAGCAACGCGGGCACATGACCCTCGGGCAGTGGAATTCTTCGCCGTGCGGCCATCTGGACGCTCTCAAACGCCTCCATGTAGCGCGGGAACCAGCGGTGGCTGTCCCGGTACATCGGGTGGACCCGGTCGTGGTTCCCAGCGACCAGGTGCTTGTGCCCTGGGCGGCGTTGCAGCCACTCCAGGGCGTTGCGCTGGCCGACGGGGCTGCCGGACGAGATGTCACCCAGCACCCACACGTGGTCGTCCTTGCCGACCGTCTTGTCCCAGATCGCGGCCAGGATGTCGTCGTGGTAGCTCCAGTGGACCTCCATGACCTCGGCCCGGTACTCGGCGACCTTCTGGTGACCGATGTGAAGATCCGACGTGAACCAGATCTCAGACACGGATGTCACTCCCCTGGCGAGTAATACGCTTCCCACTCGACGGTCTTCGAGCGCTGGCCACGGACGCCCATCTCGCGCCGCTCCCGTGCAATGGCCTCGGCTTCGTCAAACGACGAGGCCCGCACGTAGAAGACCTCTTTCTTGACCGTCTGCCGGACGACCTTGTAGCGGTCCATGGTCAGTCCACCTTCGTGCCGACGAGCACATCGACCAGTGAGATGTCCTCGCTGTTCGCCTCGTCCTTGGTGATGGTCCACCGGTAGAAGATCCCGTCGACTTCTAGGATCGCGCCCACCGTGCCGAACGGCACCGGCTCGGCGACCGTCAACAGTGTGCCCCGGTGCTCCGTGTTGGCCACTTGGGCGATCAGGGACTGCGCCACATCCCGCAGCTCACAGAAGACGGCCCGCAACTGTGGGTGGATGATCGTCTCTGCGAACTCCTGGGTGTTCTTCGACTTGTCCTCGTCGTCCAGGTAGACGAAGTTGTAGAGGTTCTTGGTCAACGCGACCCCACGAACCTCTTGCCCCACGTTCACCTGTTCGTCTTGCAAGGTGATGATGTCGACGTTGCGCGGGACAAGAACGAGGGCACCATTCTGCGGCTGCGTTGGCCGAAAGAGGTACAGCTCACTCTGAACGTACTGCGGGATAAGTGCTGTCACGGATTCACCTTCCAAGCATGCGGTCGACCCAGAAACGGCTGATGCGGTTCACGCCCTTGTCGACCACCTTGCCGACCGGTGCCAATTCCGTTGCGCCGTCAGGAACTTCGAACTCGAGCGTCACCACTTCGACGCCGAACACCTTGAGCTTGATCATTCGCCGTCCATCCCAATCGCCTCGGCGATCTTCGGCGGCTCCCAGTTGGCCGGTTTGAGGATCTTGCCGTCCTCCCGCCGACGGACACCGTCCTTGACCTTGTCCAGGTTCGACCGGACCACCTCGGCGGCAGCGGCCTTAGCCTTCTCTTCGCCCACGTAGGCCAGCAGGCTACCCCAGGCGACCACGATGACATCCAGCAGACCGTCGACCGTCTTCACGAGGTCTTTGTCGATCTCGCCGTCAACATACTCCGCGAACTCCTCGTCCAGGAGCTTCCAGCGGAGGTGGCTGGCTCCAGGGTCGAAGAACTCGCCGCCGTCGACATTCTGTCCGGCCTTGCGCATGAATTCGGTTGTGCCGTCGAGCAAGTTCAAGTCTGTCATGTGAATATTCTCCTGGGTTCCGGTGCTAACTCTGGAGCCAGACGAGGGTGTCTTCCGGGTGCTGAAAGTCGCCAGGCTGCGTGATCGGCTCCCAGTAGCCGAGAGGATCTGAGAGTGGCGGGACCACGTCCAGGATGTCGATTTTGTAATCACGAATCCGTGGGGCCTCGGGGTTCCTGAAGCGGTCGATGTTCAGGTTCTCACTCACCTTCACCTTGTACGGGAAGGTCCAGTCATTGCGCCCGTCGAAGTACTCGACCGAGTACGCCCAACCGGGCACGTCGGCACGCATGACATAGTAGTAGTTCGGATACTCACGGCAGGGGTACAGCCTCTTGCGCCACCACAACGCCTCGGACGGGATGGTTCGCGGATCGTGGCTTACCACAAGGATTTTGCTCATTTGCAGATAGTCCTCCAGATGCCGTCGCCGTAGTCCGTGACAACCTCGGCGTCGACGCCGTACATCCATGCCAGGGCCCAGATCTGCTCTGTCTGGCTCATCCCAAAGGGGCACTCATGGATGCCACTCCTCGGGTACTTGACTCCCCAGCGCTGTTTCACCACAGCTCCGCTCGGATCAGAGCCTCGATCTCGTCGGCCAGCTCGGCGTTCTCCCGCAGAGCCTCAACGACTTTCGCCTTACCCTGGCCCAGTTGCTCGCCGTTGTACTTGAACCAAGCACCAGACTTGTCGATCACCTTCGTCTGCACACCAAGGTCGACAAGCTCGCCGTACCGAGAGATGCCCTCACCGAAGACGATGTCGAACTCGGCCTGCTTGAACGGCGGGGCCACCTTGTTCTTGACCACCTTGACGCGGGTGCGGTTGCCGATGGCGTCCACGCCGGTCTTCAGCGTCTCCACACGGCGCACGTCCAGGCGCACAGAGGCGTAGAAGCGGAGCGCTCGGCCACCCGTCGTCGTCTCGGTGGGGCCGAACATCACACCGATCTTCTCGCGGAGCTGGTTGATGAAGATCGCGGTCGTGTTGTGCTGATGCAGGGCACCGGTCATCTTCCGCAGCGCCTGGCTCATCAGGCGGGCGTGCAGGCCAACGTGGGCGTCACCCATGTCCCCTTCGATCTCCGCACGGGGCACCAGAGCGGCCACCGAGTCGATGACGATGATGCTGATGCCGCCGGACTTGATCAGGGTGTTGGCGATCTCCAGGCCCTGCTCCCCGGTGTCCGGCTGAGCAATTATCAGCTCGTCGGCGTCGACACCGATGGCCCTCGCGTACTCGGGGTCCAGGGCGTGCTCTGCGTCGATGAACGCAGCGATACCACCCTCCCGCTGGGCGTTGGCCACGGCGTGCAGGGCCACTGTCGTCTTGCCGGACGACTCGGGGCCGTAGATCTCCACGATGCGGCCAGACGGCAGGCCCCCGATGCCGAGAGCGTGGTCCAGCGCGATGGAGCCGGTGGGGATGGCCGTGATGGGCACGTGGGTCTCGTCGCCCAGGCGCATCACCGACCCCTTGCCGAAGTTTTTCTCTATCTGCGACATTGCTTCGGCGACAGCAGCTTTGCGATCTACGCCAGACATAGTTCCTTCTTCAGCTCAAGTCTCATGCGTTGGCCCTGGCGACAACTACAGGTCCGGCAGTGAGGTCGAATGTTGTCCCGCCGGTATGTGCCGCCCAGGTGGGCCGGGATGATGCGATCAACGAAGATCGTGTGGAAGTCGACCAACTCCCCGCAGTCGGAGCAGGGGGCCTGGGTGCCGTCCCCGAACGTGTCGAGGAGCCACTGCTTCCTGGCCCGCCGCTGCTTCGAACCGCCACGCTCATTTGTGTTGCGATGCCCGCGATTTCGCACTAGACCCGCTTTCCGGCGCGCTCCCCCTTCAGGAGCCACAGGGCCGTGTCGTAGTTGTCCCAAGCCTTGGCTGCGTCCTCGCCGTGCTCTTCTGCGATCTCCCAGCGAGCGCACGACTGGTGACAGTCGACGGGGTAGTCCTTCATCCACGGGTAGTCAGCCAGCGTCCGGCTGATGATGGCGTTCAGATCCGCCTCGGTCACGTAGATGGTGTCGGCGGCAACGACCTTAGAAGACTTCATTCGCCGCCACCTTGTCGCCGCGCTTGCCGTCCTTGCTGGTGCCCTCGGCGCATGCGGCCTTATAGATCTGGCCGGTGCCGACGCCGTGGTTCTCACAGAACGACGGCAACTTGGGGGACGCCTCAGCGATCTGGGCGCTCAGAATGATGCCGCCGAAGAACACGCAGGCGACGGTCAGAACCGCCAGGACACGCTTCGCGAGTCGGTCCACGTCCTCTCCCTTCATCCGTATGCCTCAACAAATTCCCTGGCCTGTGCGAGATGTGGCGCGTAGCCGTGGTTCACGACCGGGATGCCTGCCGCGATGGCTCTGGCCATGCAATGCCGGGTGCCGGTGCCGCCCTTCAGCGGGAAGGCGTGGCAGATGTCCGCTCCCAGGCTCACCATGTGGTGGTTGCGGATCACACCGGCCCGCTTGCCGTACTTGTCCCACTCAGCCGGATGGGCTTCGATCTCCACCGGCAGACCCTGCTGCTTCGCGCCCCAGGCCCAACGGTCTGCGATGTCGTCAGTGCCGCGACAGGCCCCGTGGACGACGATGATGCCCTCGGGATGGGTCTCCAGCTCGTGGGACAGAACACGCCAGATCGGCGTCCTTGCAACCCATCTCCGGCTGCCGGTGATCAGCACCCTACGCTTCTGGCTGGTCATGTCCACACTTTCTGGCGGGCCGATTCAAGAGCCATCTGCCGGTTGCTTTCCCAATCCATCTGCCGGTTGCTTTCCCAATCTCGTAGAAGGCGAAATTGAAGGCCAGATACAGAATCCGCTGCCACTCAGGCACCTGGTTCAGCGCCTCAAAGATGTTCATGAACCGTGGTTCTCCAACACAGCCTGGATGGTCGAATCCAGGGTCGACGGGTCGAGCTTCACAACCACGTCGGCGGTCACCCGACTCTTCTGATCAATCGACACCGCTCCGCTGGTCCAGTCGGTGCCCACCCGGTACGCGCCATGGCGGAACAGCCAGTGGACCTGAACACGGCCATTCTCAGCCTCGAGAACGACACCCAGCTTGCAGTCAGTCAGGTTGTTGTCGCGAGCGCCGCGCCAGACGATGTCACCGGGCTTGAATTCTTGCCCTACCCAGTTCTTCGTTGCCATACAACGATTTTCACCGATTCCGGTCGTCACAGAACAAGGCTAGCGAGGTCTTCCACCTCGGCGCGGGGAATGACCTTGCGCTTGTTTTCCGTTGCCATGCAACAATTCTCGCATCTTCCGGTAATCGTCAGACTCGCGCTTGTGCCAGATGCTCACCGCACCAAGCCTTTTCTCCCAAGCGATGTCAGCCATGATGCTCCCTTCAACCAAGAAACCCCGGCCAATGTGGGGCCGGGGTTCCTCGGGTTTACAACTACAAGGAGAGAGGAGGTGATGGATGGATGTGTGGTTACACGCGTTCCTGGCAGGGAACTCTGTACTCCCGCCCCGGCCTTCGCTGTACCGGCACCTGCAGCAAGCCCTCAGCACTTGGGGGCGGCGGGAGTTCGTGGAGCTGTCGGGAGTCGAACCCGAGTCCAGTCGACGTTCAGTCTTGGCCTTCTACGTGCGTAGTCGGTCTTGCTACCGGCTGGATTCCAGGACCGACACCGGAACCCAGTGGTTGTCGCCTATTCGCTACGACTGCTGGCGACGAGCAGTCGGGTCTCCCAGTTTTGCCACGCTGTCACCACACGCCCTGGGATTGGCTTGTGGGACAACGGACTCGGCCCTCTCAGGCAGCCACGAGAGCACCGCGCTCGGTGAGCACGGCCTCGGCGAGCAGCGAGGCGCTCGCCTGCAGCATCGAGTCAGCGTCGTTGTAGTCGGCGCTTATTGGGGTTGCACTGTTACGGGCGTTGCATCCCGGCACGCTTCTCCAGCATCACTATCCGCTGTCGATACCAATTCAGCCCCTTGCGGTATTCAGTTGTTGAGCTGGGCGAGACCCTTTGGGTTCCCCTCCGCAGGCCCGAAAGACTTCGTTTGTCTCGTAGGGTTTGGGTACCGGAGGGGTTCCCGCGTTCCTCACTTCTATTATGACGGCTTCCGGTGCTTACTCGAACCAGTCGCGGGAGGTGGGGTGCTCCTGCTTGGGAGCCTCGCCAGCGCCACGCCGCTGGTTGCACTGGAGATGAGCCGGTTTGAGATTTTCCTCGGAGTAGGTCAGAGGGTGGTCCCACGGAAGGTCTTTGACCGGGATGATGTGGTCCACTGTGGGCGACATCGGGTCCGGCCACCTCAGCTTCAAGTCGATGAACTCGCCGCAGAGGTGGCATATGCGATTGGCCCTCAGAACGCGCTGTCGCGCCCTGAAGAACTTCGCCCCAGTCCTACCCCTAGACCGTGGTCCGTTCTTGCTGCTGGTAGGCATTTACAGGCCAGAAAGGCTCTCCTTTCGACTCGGCCTCGACGCGTGCCTTGAAGCAGTCCTCGCACTCGGTGCCACCGGCCCGGTACGGCTTCTCCCAGCACCACTTGCACAGGAAGCGGATGTACGCCTCCTTGGCGCTCGTAGGCGGTCCTTTGGGGGCGTCTGGATGTGGGATGACCGGCATCAGACTGCCGCCTTCTCCTGGGCCTCCATCTCGGCCCATTCCTCGGCGTACATGTCCTTCATCCACTGCGGGACAATGCCCTTGGTCTCTTCCCACTTGCGCCGGTTCTCAGCGATCCACTCGACCGACTTGTCGCCAGCCCACGAGTGACCGACCTCGACCCACTCAAGGTTGTCGACACGGTTGTTCCAGATGTCGCCATCCTTGTGGATGAGCTTCCAGCGCTGTACGTCTCGCTGGTCCTCGGGGTCATACGGCAGCCCCAGGAACGTGCGGGCGACGATGTTGTCGACCCGCATCTCGGTCTTGTATCCGCCCTCGCGCTGGACGCTGACGATGACGTGGTTGTAGTACTTGCCCCCACGGCTCAGGCGTTGCGGGCAGATCCGCCCTGAGTACTTGCGGTGCTGTTTGACCATCACACCGTTGCGAATCTGGCTGATCTCCACCACGTAGGGCAGAGTCCGAACCACGCCCTCTGGGCTGACTTCGTACCGCTCCTGCAGACCTGGAACCTTGGCCCACACTTTGTGCTCGAACCTCCGTGAATCAACTTGTCCCGTTGTTGATTCCATTGTCGGCGATTCCGGTGCTCACACGCGTCGAGCTATGACCAGTTTGGGTTGTAGTCAGGGTGGTGCCGCCACACGGCAGCCATCGTCATGACGGCGTCCTCACAGCCTGAGGCGTAGCCACCATCGAAGTCGGGGAACTCTGCGCCTTTGCGCCACAGCTCTGCCCGTTCGATCAGAACCGTTATGGCGTCGGCCAGTGCGGGTCGTGTGTCACCCTGCGCCAGCCGCGCCTTGATGAAGTCTCGTGCGTTCTCGTAGGCGCACATCAGAGGCCCACCAGCTCGGTCCTGTGGAAGCTCTTGCGGCCCCGATTCCACTTGCCACACTCGCGGCAGCGATAGCGCCGGTACCGGTACGTCCGTGCCGGTGCCCAGCCACGGCTCTCCAGGTCGGCAGAGCCACAGTTGACGCACATCGGCGTCACGTCGTCCGTCTCGGCGAACAGGGCCACGTTCATGCCCTTCAGCCACGGCAGGCACTTGTAGTACAGCTCTGCGGTGATCTGCACATCGTGGACGTTGTAGTCGCACATACGCTCGCGGGCCTCGGCCAGCTCGTCGCCCTTGGAGAAGCGGAGCTTGCGCCACAGCCGGTGGTCGACCTCGAGCTTGGCTTCCAGCTCCGACTGCTTGGCCACGTAGTCCAGGCGAGCACTCATCAGCTCGAAGTTGTTGACCGTCTGGACCATCAGGTCCAGGTCGACATGCGGCGACGGCGGGGTCATGTTGTAGGCCCAGAACGCCGCCTTGAGGTGCTTCACGTCGAACGCCTTGCTGTTCCAGCCCACGACGTAGTCGGCCTCGTCCAGGAGCTTGTGCGCCTCCTGGATCATCTTCTTGTGCCCGCCGCCAGGGGCCAGCTTGGTGTTGTCCTGCAGGCCCTTGAAGTGCCACTCGGCCAGGAAGCTGATCTCGTCCTCGCCGATCCAGTGGTAGGCGAAGCAGATCGTGCGGGCAGGCTCGATGATCTGGTTCGGGTGGATGTACCGCTTGGACTTCGCGTCCCAGACGCCATCGACCAGAGCGGATTGGCGCTCGATGTCGATGACGAGAATCCTCGGCTCACTCATTGCGAACCTACTGCTGCTAGTCCGATCAGAAGTCGTTTCACTGAACCGTCCATTCTCCGTTGCAGCGCTTGAGGGCGCATCGGCGTCTGAGACCGTCGTCCCCAACCACTATCCGGTGAGCTGCCACCCTGTGACAGGTGTGACATTCGGTGTTGACATCAAGCCTAACGAATTCCGGTGCTAACGGTGTGGTCGCAGCGAAGTCTCGATACGGTTCGCGCACAATACGTCTCGGCTTCGTGTACATCACGTCCAGGCATGGGACGCCAAGGCCAGTGAGGTCCACCTCGTCACCGGGGAACAGCTCGTCAATCAGTTGCGCCCAGAACAGCCCTGGGACAACCGGAATGGTCCACTCCTTGCCCTTGCGGTGGAGCTGGACCGAACCTACGCCCTGCATATGCGACCACCAATCCAGTTGAGGCAGCGGAAGACTGCGCCGAACAGATCCACCTGCGGTGGTGTCACGTTGAACAGGTGCAAGACAGTCGCAGCCGTCACCCCAACCAGGGCAACGGCTTTGACGTTGTCTTGCAGCCAGCGGTCGAATGCGTGCGACATCATGTCGTCTCGCGGCAGGATCGCCTCCACAACAGCGACGTAGGCCACGAGACCGATCCACGCCTTTGTGCTGTCGTGCATGGCCTACAGCCTCTCGAATGGCCCTTCACCGGCTGGCACGGTGACGCCGTCATCCTCAGTGACAGAAGCGAACCAGGGGTTATCGCTACCGAGTCTGCGGTAGCGCCACTTGCCGTCTATCCACTGGTACTCCAGGATCGGATCACCGCACAGATCCTTCCACCTGTACAGGCACTCACGGGTAGTCAGGCGCTCGACCTGGTCGCCCCGGCTGTACCCGAGTGGGGACTCATCCCCCACGTTCTCCGCAGGCTCGCGATCAACCCCCAGGCGCTCCAGGAAGCGAACAGGGCGATCATCAAACTGCTGGTACTGGTCCATGAAGACCGACAGCACTGCACAGTGCCACATGGCGGCGATGATGTGCTTTGACCCTGTGGCCCCACACGTCTTGCAGGGCAGGGACTCCGCTGGCTCTTGACACTTGCACAGGTCATAGTCCTCGCCCGCCCAGAACGCCAGGGCGTGACGCTGCAGGGCCGCAAAGGAGAGGCTCCAGTCATACCCCCGCAACCAGTTGTAAGCGCCGTTGTGAACGACGTTGCCGTCCTCGTCGCGCTCTGTGTACTTGTCGGCACCGATGCCGAAATGGCGGGCCAGCTCCACAAGCGCCGACGGCGGAATGAGATCTGGCCTCTCCAGCTTGGTGCCCTTTCGGCCACCCGTTGAAGAAACTACGCGAACCTCGTCGCTCACTTCTCGTACCTTTCGATAACCTCATGCGCCCACTTGAGTGACTGACCGAATGCCGCACTGCTCGCACAGCTTTCGGTCGGTCACCTACCGAACTTCTCCTTGCGGATACGGTTGCGGACACGCTGGCAGCGGCTCCGGAAGGGCTGCTTCTCGCCGTGCTGCTGGCGGTACAGCCGCTTCATGCGCCGGTTCGGGACGCGGAACCAGGTGCCCTCGTTCTCGTCCTGCTCGGCGGCGACCAGCTTGCCCTTGTCGTCAATGGTGAGAGTGCCGTCCTGGAGGCCCTTCTGGGCCTTCTCAAGCGGCGAAATCGGAAGTACTGCGGTCACTTACCAACTCCAAGCGTCTTTGTAGAACTCGACTCGCTCGCGGAACTCGGGCCAGCCCGACACGCGCTCGATGCGCGAGTAGCGGTTCCAGGCCCGATCCATCAGGATCGCCACGGTGCCAAAGTCTTCCAGGGACTTCGCGTTGTCGACGTTGTCCTCCAGGAAGATGTCCGTGGGGACAATCGTCTTGTCCTTGGAGAACGTCAACGACGTGTACGGGATGCCGACCTCGTGGAGCCATTCCGCCGTCAGGCCAAAGGCTTTCACGTGGATGTCACGGTGCGTGACGATGTGGATGAAGTTGTCCTTGGCCAACTCTCGCAGGGCCTCGACCGCGCCCTCGTGCGGCTCGCCCGTGCCGAAGATCACGCCGGACTCGATACCGGCGACGAACTCCCGGTGCCACTCCTCGTAGCTCATCCCCCAGGACACCCACATCTCCCAGCGGTCAGGCTCAGGGAGCGTCGGGTCACCGAGGTGTCGGCGGAAGGAGTCAGTGAAGTCGTACACCACCCCGTCGAGGTCGATGCCGACGTGGAGCTTTTCGCTCATGGATTCTCCTGGGAAGAGGGAAGGCCCCCCGCAGGCTCGCGACAGGGAGAGAGTGAGGGCAGCGACAGAAGACCTCGGGGGGCTGCACCGACGCGAGCACAGCTCCAGCGCGATGCTTCTCGTTCTTCCACCATCATTCTACACCCAGATCCCTTGGGGGGCCGTCGATCTCAGAACGGCGTTACGTACTTCGCCGGTTCTGTCGGGTCGAATACCTTCGGGTAAATCGACGGAACTTCGTCATTGAACGCGTATCCCGGCGAGAACACCTTGCCGGTCTTGCGGTCGATGTAGTGGGCGTCCCAATGCTCTTCGCCCACCTTGACGTAGAGCTTGGTCACGTTTTTTTGGACGCTGACCCGTACGGTGCCTGGTGCGTCAGCAGCCACCTTGATCTCCTTCCTCACGCGCTCACCTTGAATTCCTTGAAGATTCCGTTGAGGATTCCGTTCAGCCAGGTCTGGGAACGGTTCACGCGGGCCGCGAGGGACGCCGCGTCCAACGTCGGGTTGGCGATCACCATGTCGATCACCTGGAGGAACTGGTTGCGGCTGTAGGTGCCGACCTTCTCGATGCGGAGCGAGTAGTCCTCGGGCAGAATCAGCAGACGCTCGCGGGCGGCGCGGGCCTTGGCGAGGCGGGCGTCGTACCGGGCCTCAGCCGACGCGGTGTTCATCACCCCGCCGCGACGGCGAACCTTCTGGGCCTGGGTCTGCGGGTTCTGCAGCTTCCACATCTTGCGGTAGCGCTCACGTTCCTTGGGGTTCAGTCCGCCCCAAATCCCGTAATCCTCACGGGATTTCATCGCCTCGTTCAGGCACAGGTTGCGAACCGGGCAGTTGCCGCAGATCCGCTTGGCCTCGGCCTCGAACGGGTAGCTTCCGTCGTCGTCTTCATCGAACAGGTGGGCCACCGTGGTGTCGCAGATGCGACGGGTACGCCAGTCGTCAGTCGCCTTCGTCTCGATGATCGGCGCGGTCATCCTTTGCTCTCTCCCTCACTCTCTTCGATGGCTCTCCCGTGAAGAGGGCCACTAGATCGTCCACAGTGCAGCTAACCCACTGTTTGCCGGGATCACTGACGCCGTGACGCTTGTGAATCACCAGCCCCGCCAGGGCCTCTGCGTTGTGTGCCTCCATATTAGCTTCTTCTGTCCATTGCGGAAGACAGACGCGAGCAACGTCTTTAGTCTCTATAACGACCCTCTGACCATGGAAGCGGACGTTCCAGACATCGCCCTTATCCTTGGCTCCCCAGGACGGCGACTTGATGATCGCCTCGTCTTTAAGCTGGTCTCGGAGGTACGTCGCGATCTCTCGGTTGAATCGCGACCCCGCCGCCCGCGCCGACTTGCGGCTCCGTTTGCGTGCCTGTGTCATGATTTCAGCAAACTCCGGTGTACGTACGAAATATCCATGACGTACCTACTCGCCAGTAGGTACGTGCGTCCAGTCAGAAGTCGTCGCCCCTGCGGGCCAGCTCGAGGTGGATCGTCTCAGCTAACTCTCTGCGGACCCTGTTCGCCTGCCGCCGGTCCTCGTCGTGGCCGGGGATGTACCTGCCGCAGGCCCACACGCCGTGCGCCTGTTTGCGGACAGCCCACTTGGCGCACTCGGGCCGGACCTGGCACTTGTTGCAGATGAACTCGACCTTCTCCTGGTCGGCCACCGGGCCGTCGTCCTCGCGCTCCGGAGGGAGGATGTGGTCGATGACACCGCCACAGTTGGCGTAGCTCACCCACTCGTTGCCGTGCTGCCAGAGCTTCATGCGCCCAGCCTCGCGATGTGGAACCGTTCCTCAAGCGGCACAACGGCATCCGGCGTTCCGGTGCGGTTCTTCACGAAGCACGCCTTGATGATTCCGAAGTCGTCCTCGTCGTCTCCGCGAGTCAGCATCACGATTGCGTCGGCGTCCGCTTCCAGGTCGCCGGACTCACGCAGGTCACTCATACGTGGCATGCGCTTCTCTTTCTCCGATTCTCGATTCAGTTGGCAGGCAAGGATGACGGCGACGTTCAGGCGGCGGGCCATGATCTTCGCCATCTTGCTGATCCACGCAACCTGTTGGTACCGCTGCGCTTTCGGGTCAGACGCCTGCAGGAGCTGTGCGTAGTCGATGAACACCAGGTCCAGCCCCTCGCGCTTCTGGGCGCGGCACGCGGCCATGATCGTCTCGATGGTGTGGCCTGGGTCGTCGTTGATGGTGATCTTGTAGTTGCCGGTCGACGCCATGAAGCGATGCACCTTGGCCAGATCCTCGCCGGTCATGCGCCGCCGGATGATGTCCTTGAGCGGGACGCGGGCACCGGAGGCCAGGAGCCTGGACATCACCTCGTTCTTGGGCATCTCCAGGCTGAACACCATGGTGCTATAGCCCGCCATGGCGGCGTGCAGGACGCTGTTCAGGCCCCAGTTCGACTTGCCGCAGCCGGGACGAGCGCCGACGATGTACAAGCGCTGCCGGTGGTAGCCGCCCGTCAGCTCCTCGTTGACCTCGTACCAGGGCGTCGGGATCGGCGGGTCGACATCGGGCGACTCCTGCCACTCCAGCCAGTCTTCGTAGACATCCTGGAAACCCTCAGCGCCACACTCCTTTTCAATCTCCAGCTCGTCCATGAACTGGTGGAGAGCGGCGACGGCTTCGTCGGCTTCCATGTCATTGCTGGCCGATTGCAGCCGGGTGCCCAGCTCGGCGATCCGGCGCAGCCGCGACTTGCTCGCGACAATGCCTGCGTAGACCGGCGCGGCGTCGGCGACGACTGGGATCGAGATCAGCTCAAACAGGAACGGTGCCCCACCGATCTTCACCAGTTGCTTGCGCCGGTCAAGCTCGGCGGCAACCGTGGTGGCATCGACGGGGTCACCGTTGTTGAACAGGTGCATGGCTGCGTCGAAGACCAGCTCATGCTTGGGCAGGTACAGGTCCGATGCCTGCACCTTCTGTGCGACATCGGGAATTACCTTGGGGAACTGGAGAATTGCGCCCAGAAGCGACTGCTCAGCCTGCAGATCGTGCTGCGGCTCCGTCACTCCAACCGACTCCTTTGTTCGGCGATCCAGGCGCGGGCCTGTTCGCGGTGCCACACTCGCGCTGCGTCAGCGCCTTGGACTTCGTCCGGCAGAGGCGGTTTGCGGTATCGGATGCCGAACTTGTCCTCGACGGCGCGTACGTCGCAGGTCTCCCAGCACTTGCGGAGCCAATTCAGTTCTGCCGCACGGCGATCAGTGAAGAGGTCATTGTCCTCGTATCGACCCTGGCGAATCCAGGATGCCGGTGCAGGAACGTATTCGAGCTTCTCGGGATCAACGTTGAGGGAGTAGGCGCGGGCCTTCTGGATCAGGTGGTCAGGCGATGCGCCTGATTCGATGGCCTCGGTGAATGCCCTCTCGGCCTCGTTGATGGCGACCTTCTTGGGGTACGCCGCCCAGAACTGCTCGAAGAGCTTGCGGTTCTTCAGTCGTAGCTGCGCCGGGGTCATTTCGCCTCACGTGGACACCGGGGCACTGTCTACTGCTCTGCAGAGCTATCGGCCCCTCGTGCTGGTAGAGCTTCTCGAGAAAGTCAACTTGCCAGGGGTTCAGCTTGACCCCGACCCGGTCGCAGAAGTCGCGAACCTGGGCCGGGGTCAGCGGTGTTCGCGTCACCAGCCAGGCAGGCTGGGGGTGGCTCCACCCCATGGGTCCGCATCGCCGCCACCGCTGTTGCCGAAGTACCCGCTGCTGGAGTCTTCAGCCGGTGCCTGGCGACCTGACGACCTCTGGTTGTTCTTTGTCACCTTGGCGGTCGCGAAGCGTAGGGAGGGACCGACCTCTTCGGCTTCCAGTTCGTAGACTGTGCGCTTGTCGCCCTCGCGGGTCTCGTAGGAGCGCTGCTTCAGCACGCCGGTCGCGATGACGCGGTCGCCGCGACTCAACGACTCGGCTATGTTCTCGGCGTACTCGTTCCAGATCTGCCCACGCAGGAAGGTGGTATCGCCGTCCTCGTACTCGCCGGTCTGCTTGTTGAACCGGCGGGAGTTCGACGCGATGTTGAACGAGATCACCGCTTTGCCGCTCTGCGTGAAGCGAAGCTCGGGGTCTGCGGTCAGGGTGCCTACCACAGTCACCTGAGGAAGCTGGATCATCGAAATCCCTTCGTCTCAGCTCAAGTTCGTTATGTACAGGATATGTGCTTCTGGTGATTACTCGCGGACAGACGCTGGGTGGTAGCTGCCGTCGTCGTCCAGGAGCGCCCAGCCCGCGATACAGGTCCGCACTGGCTTCTCTTCGGGCTTCTCCCAGGGTCGGACGTGGTACCCGGCAGAGTCGGCGTCATTGGCGTTGTGCTCGATCCAGCCGTGGCAACCAGCGGTGCCGTGGCCACACACCAGGACGATGTTGGACGGCGTCCACAGCCCACCCTGACTGCGCTTCAGCCGGTGGTGGTAGGACTCGCCCTTCCTGCCGCAGCGCTCACACAGGCCCCCTGAGCGGGTGTACACCATGGCGATGCACGTCGAGACCTTGAAGTTCTTGTTCACTCCCCGCTCACGCTTCCCCGGCAATGAACCTGAATCACGCGATCGCTCATGCCTCGCTCCATCCCGACACCCAGCGGGCCTCGTGAGCGATGTGGGTGAGGGGCGAATCCATGTCGGGATCGTGGGAATCACCGTCTTTCGAGTAGTTCTCCAAAGCCCAGGCGGCCTCATCCTCGCTGCGTCCAAGCCACCGGTGGCCGGATTCCTCGACGGGCACCCACTGCTCTTCACGGGTGAGTCCTCCGAGGGCTTTGTCGATTTCCTCGGCCACGTGCGCCCGCTTGACTCGCTCGATCTCTCGGCGAACTTCCGAGTCATCCAGATCGAAGTCTTCCGAACGCCACCCGCATTCGAGGCAGCACCACCACTCGACCCGCTCGCCTCGCCCCATGCGCATGCCCTCTTCGAGTCGGTGCTTGCCCATCACGTCGGAGATGAGGTTTTGAGCTTCGATGCTCATGCTTCCTCCAAAGAGTCCGTAGGGATGTAGAGCACGCGGGCGGGGAGTCGGATTGCGAAGGGCATCACGAGGCCAGCACTGCTGTCCTCGTGAAGGCAGTCCCATCCACCGCGGAGACGCTCGAATACCTCACCGATGTCCGACCGGACTAGTGAGCGGATCGGCAGCGCGTCGAGTTGTTCGACGGTCTCGACCACCTTGGGGCGCAGACGCTCAACCTCGGCTACCAATTCGGCGAGCAGCCGGTAGGACCGGCCCGGTGCGACCGCGACCCGAGACCCCTTCGCCACTTCGTAGTCGACCAGCGCAGCCTTGGCGCGCTCAACAACATCACTCATCAGGTATCTCCATCCAGTGGGTAACGAATCGGGTTGCAGGCTCTGGCACGCCCAGCTCGAAGATGCTCTCGATTACGCGGGTTTCCCGCCTGAGTCCTCCGAGGGCTCTGTCGATCTCGGCGGCGACGTGGGCCTCGAAATCGTCGAGCGAACCGTCGCGGAAATCACATTCACCCACCCGCGTACCCTGGCAGCGGGAGTGTCCAGTTTCCAGGTTTAACGTCCGCCGGTGTCGGCGCTGAACCGCGATCATGATCTTCTGCGCGTCCCCGCTCATGCTTCCTCCCCGGTATCCAGCGCGGCGAGGATCTGGTGGGCGATGGCGTTGCAGCCGCACGGTGCGCCGACATGCCGATTCGCCAGTTCCCGTATTAGCGTTTCCCGCGCGCGCAAACGCTCAACCTCGGCCACCAGCTCAGGGATGAGAGTGCGGGCAGAGGCTATGAACTCAGCCACTGGGAGGTCTTCGCAGTGAGCCACCCATCCGCCGTTTGGACTGTCCACGTCGTACCACTCATCCGCCGAGTCATAGTGGTGGGCTTCGTGAATAATCGGTTCGCCATCTTCGGAGTCGATGGTCCACGGACCATCTCCGATACTTTCCAGCGCGGCTTTTGCGCGGGTTACCGGGTCGCTCATGCTTCCTCCCCTGTAGCCCGGCGAAGTTCCCGAGGCAAAGTTGTACTTGATCTTGTCTCCCTCACGGCTATCAAACGGACCCTCGTTCACCACTAGCCAAGTTCCCCCTTCAGCTTCTCCAATTCCTCACGTAGAGCTTGGTTTTCGGCCTTCATGCGCCGCCAGTCCTCGGCCCTTACGAGGATCATGGGATCGTTGTGCTCAACGAACGCCTCAACCTTGATGTGTCTCAGATCCGCCAATCTCCATCACCTTCATCCGCCTGCGGGCCGCGTCAACTCGCGCCGGATCGATACGGCCCGATGCGACCGCCTCAGCCCGAATCTCCCGCCAACTACGCGCCATGCGACGTTGAGTGTTCAAGCTGCGCCGGGGAGCTTCGCTGAATCTGCGGTAACGCCAGGCCAGAAACTCGAAGAGGATGGCAAAATGCCATCCCCAGTCGTACTCGCCCGCGTGGCGGCGTTGGCCTACGTAGACGCGTCTGTGCCTACCGGCCACGCCGCGCCAGCTCTTCGCGGTGGTGTCGACGCATGACGTTGGTCAGCTTGCCGATCCGGCTCGTCTGCCCGCCGTACACACGCTTACCCTTCTTGTCGCGGACGACCGGAGTGTCCGGCAGCTTCGTCGGCAGGCCCGGTGCGCGGTAAATGTGAGGGAGCATCAGAGTCCTTCCAGCTCGATGGTTGCGCCGGAATCGCTGGCGTAGACCTTCAGGTCGTTGTAGACGACCCACTTGCGAGGGAAGCGCCAGCCGCGCTTGTCGAACCAATCCCGGTCCCACTCAGGGGTATTCGTGGCCCAGAGCCACTTGCCGGACTCCTTGCCCTTGACCCAGCCAGCCGGGACGGGGATTGTCAGGCCGTGGTTGGCGACCCAGTCGGCCATGTAGTCGCGGACCCACGGGCCGGGTTCCGGCTCGGGGCGGTTGTCCTTGGCCAGCAGAGCGGCACACAGGGCGGTGAGGATCGCGCCAGCGGCGGCAGTAGCAACGTGTAGTGGTTTCATGCTTCGTGCTTCCAACTGATCAGGGTTCGGGTGGCGAGCTGCTGGCGTTCCAGCAGCCCGTCGTGGTTCCTGTCGGACCACTGCAGCGGGTTCGGGTGCAGGTGGTAGCTGACGATGCAGTTCTTGGCCTCCAGGCGCATCACCTTGGCCCCGAACGGGGTCTCTCGCACTGTGACGCCGACGCGGGCACGAGGTGCCCACTCGTCGGGGAAGCCGCGCCGGACGAGGCAGACCCTGGGCGCGTGCTTCACGAACGGCTGGCCGTCGTCCTGGATCTCGACCTCCAGGTTCTCCAGCTCGCCGAACGGGGTGACGACGCGGTCGTCGTAGTGCTCGGTACCGTTCTCGTCCTGGTACCCGTCGTGGTCGAGATCCTGCTCGACCTTCAGGATGATCGGAGGATACGGGACGGTGTCCAACTCAGTCATCGCTCTGCAACTCCTGCGCCCACAGTTCGAAGTCCTTCTCGGACGCCTCTTCTTTCGCGGCCTTCTCGTCCAGCCAGTCGACCAGGGCCTCGGCGGCAGCCTGGGTGCAAGACCGGATCAACTTGACCGGCACACCCTTCTTGCGGAGCCAACGAGTGCGGGTCTGCTCGTACGCCTTCAGGACCGTGCGGAGGTTCTTGACGGCCCGGTCGTCGGCGTCCATCTGGTCCACGACGCTGCTGAACGCGACGAACAGCATCTCGGCGTAGTAGAGCGGGATACGCAGGTCACTGACTGACTGGGCCATCCGCCGGACCTTCGTCGGGATGCTTCATCTGCTCTTCCAGGTTGCGGAAGAACTCGTCCTGCGCAGCCTGGTACTCCCCGCTGATGGCCTTCTTGAAGTTCTCGGACAGCGTGAGGGTGATCTCGTTGGCACGCGCCACACCCTCGGGGCCGTACGTGGCCATCAGCCAGATGCCAAGCTGGCCACGGTAGCCCAGCAGGAAGTTGCTGATGATCGACTTGACCGTGTCGGACACGTCGTCGCGGGTCGCCAAGTAGTCGAGCAGAACCCTTGGCGCGTCGGTCATTTCGAACGGCACCATCAGGAACTGGTCCCGCTGCTGCTTCGGCGGAACGACGTTCTGCGGCTTGGGGATTCGTCTGCGGAAGATGTTTACCACGTGTCTCTGCCTCCGACGTTGTAAGCCTGCATGGCGTTCTTGTTGCGACCCATCAGGGTCAGTAGTCCCTTGTCCAGTGAGTGCATCCGGCGCACGCACAGGTTCAACTGTGCCTCGGCGATGTCGAGCTGGACGCGCTGCTTCTCGGTCTTGGAGATGGCGTACGCCTTAGCCTTCGACGCCGGGGTCTGGTTGTACTCCAGCTCGGCGTTGGCCATGGCGATGGCCAGGCGGGTCTTGTAGTAATCGCGCTGGGCCTCATGCCAGGCGATCATCTTGTCCCACAGGTCAATCTCGTCCGCCATCTCCTGGAGCTTGCGGTCAATCTCAATCGGGGTGCTCATACAGTGACACCGTCCACGATGTCGATGAAGCCGAACCGCTTAGCCTCATTGGCCGACAGATTCCACTCGTGGCCCTTGAGCCGGTCCAGGAATTCCTCGGCCTTGAGGCCGCTACGTTCCTCATGAATCGCGGCGTAGCGATGCAACCAATTCTCGCACTGCCACAACATGTCTCGCGCCTGCGTCAGCGGGCTGTCCGTGAGCGTCAGCAGCGGCTCGTGGTAGTGCAGCGAGTCCATGTACCCGGCAACGCGAACATCACCAGCCTGCAGGATGAGTGTGGCCACCGACCCGCAGATGCCACGCACGCGGGTCACGATCCAGTGACCGCCACCATCGGAGACCGAGTAGCTCTTCAGCTCGCTGTAGATCGCAGTGCCCGCGAACATGTCGCCACCCTCGGAGGTGATGACAACCTCCCAGATGGCTTCCTGGTCCTCGTTGTGCGCGGCCTGGGCCTGCTCGATGAACCGGCGGGTCATCTTCTGATCGACGTAGCCGCTCAACTGGAACCGCACCGACTCAAGCTCGAGGATGTCTTCCACCAGCTTTGTCTTGACGGGCAGATCCACGACAGTGCCAATGGGTTCCGCTGCTGCTGCGGTCACAGGGCCTCCAAATCGAACTTCACAGGGCTACCCTTCTTCGACTGGAACCACTTGATCATGGCGTCCAGTTCGTTGTTCAACTTCGCTGCCCTCATGCCGATGTCGAGGTCCAGCCAGTAGAAGCTCACCTCCGCGTCGGGGACGACGATTGGGAAGTGAACCAGCACGCCCCACTTGGTGTTCATGCGCTCGTGAAGCGGCAGACGCTCGTTGGTCTCTTGGTTGTAGCGCTGGCCCTTGGCGTAACCAGCGAGCTGGGCGTAGACGCCAGCCGGGTAGTCGTAGTCCCAGCGGCCCGTCTTCAGGTCGCCAGCGCACACAAGCGGCTCGTCGTGGTACACACCGTCCGGCGTTGTCAGCCCGGCGGGCAGCTCCATCAGGTAGTCGATGGACCCGGCACGCTCCAGCTCGTCGTTGACGATCAGGATCTCCTGGTGCAGGAACCGGATGTTCCGGACAGCGAAGCGGTACTTCTCTAGCGGCTCAACCAGTTTCGGTCGAACCACGGTCGGCACCTTGCCCCGGTTGATCATCTCGCCCAGCTTGTGCATCTCGGTGCCCAGAGCGGAGCGGGAGTTCGCGCCAGCGGCGTTCGCCGCCGCGTCGACAGTCTCCAGGAGGCGCTTCTTGCCGGACTTCCAGGCGTTCTTCTCGTCGCCGTTGTAGTACGGGTCGCCGTCGTACTCGTTGAGCAGTGTGGCGATCTCCGACTGGGCCGACTCGTTCATGACGACGCCGATGGCAGCCATCGCGGCCTTGTAGTTGGCCAGGCCGTCACCGCCGCCCTTCAGGTGCTCACCGGCAGACGAGGTCCGGCGGTACGCCTTGGCCGAACGCTGAGCCGGACGGAAGTAGCGCTTGCCGTCGCGGGCATCACACCACTCACCGCTCAGCGGCTCGGCACCCGGTGGCATAACGTACACCTGGCCCTTGTAGTTGCGCTTGACCTGGTAGTCGGTCACTGCACCACCGTCGCGTTCAGCTCACACTGGGCCACCAGCTCGGGCAGCATCTGGGCAAACTCCTGGAGCGCCTTGACGCTTCGCGTCTCCATCAGGTTCTCGCCGTAGACCTGGACGAACAACCGCTCGGTGCCGTCCTTGTCGATACCGATGCGCTTGGCCTCGTTGATCACGTTGCCCAGAGCCACAACTCGCGGATCAGGCTGCGGAGCCTGCTGCTGCGGAGGCTGCTGGGGGCGCTGCTGGGGCTTCTGCTGCTTCGGCTTGTCCGGCAGGCTGCCGACGTTGCCGTCGTCGTCCTCGTCGGTCACGAGGTTCAGCACCGCGCTGTAGGAGTACCGGCGCAGGTAGGTGAGAGCGCTCCCCTGGGCCTGCGGATCGTTCTTCGTCAGCGCCAGCGGCGTCGTGTACTCGATGTGCTGGCCCGAAGCCGTGTGCGCCAGGATCGTCGTCAGAGCCGGAGACCCGTTGACCTCCGAGGGGAACTGCAGGATCTGCAACCCGTTGGCATGCAGGGCAGGGTCGACCGCCGCCTTGATCGACTTCAGGGTGGCGAACTCGCTCTTGAAGTGCGGGTTGAACCCGTCCTTCTGGATCGTGCCGAAGCCCTCGCGGGCCTTGTGAAGTGCGGGAAGGAGTTGGTCGAGTTGGGTCGTAGTCACCGAAAGCTCCGATATACAGCGCTATGAACAGGATTACGTACAGCCAGTTGAGGTTCAGCGTTTCGCTCCGGAGAACGCTCCGACGAACACGCCGACGAACGCGATGGCGAAGATCAGCGCAATGACGCCGACGCCGAAGGCAATCGGACCCCACAGTGGCGCGGTGATCAGCCACCAGGACCAGTCCTGGACAACCGATTCCACCGGCCAGCCCAGCTTCAGCAGAAGCAGGACGATGAAGATCAGCACACCACCAGGAAACGAGGCGGCTGCGGAAGCTGTTGCGCGAGCACTTGGTTCGTTCATCAGCCCGCCGTCGCAATCGCCAAGACGATGAGTACCCACAGAAACACCATGAGGGCAAAGAAGGGAGCTCCGTCGTTCATCGGATCGGCCCCTTCTCGATGGCAGCCTTCAGCTCACCCTGCGCCTTGATCGCCCGGTCGTACAGATCCAGGACATCCTGGTGCGTTGTCTTCGGGTTGTCGTTGAACTGCGTCAGGCAGGAGTAGCCGTCCGGCAGTTGGTTGATCAGGGCGTAGTAGGCAGCCCAGAAGGCGCGTGCCTCGTTCTTCGCCGCCGCGTACTTCACCGAACGCTGGATAGCAGCGGTTACGTCGTACTGGAAGCGGTCGTTGACCTGACGCTTCCACGCGTACTTGCACCAGCCCTCGTTGATGAGGCGACGACCGATCTGCAGAGTGACCAGAACGTCGTCCTGCCGAGGAACCGGGCGCACACCCAATTTGCGTGCGAGACGCCGGATCTTGGCGCGGAAAGTGCGTTGCTTGTTCACGGTACTAATCGTATTGCGTTCTGGTGCTTACTTATTGGGCCACGAGGTTGGCGAGCAGGTCGACATCTTCCTTCGGGCCGGTGACGTTCTCGCGAACCCACTCTTCCATGGTCTTGCCGACGAGCTTCTTGAAAGCGTAGGCGAGAGCACGGTTGTAACCGTCGTAGAACGCCTTGGCTTCGGACTCGGAGAGACCCGCCACGATCTGGTCGACGGCGCGCACCTCGTCCAGGGTGCCGTCGACAAGTGCGTCTTCAGCAGTGCGTTCGGCCACTGCAAACTCCTCAAGTCAAGGATCAGTTACTTGCCCATCAAGCGTATGGCGTTCCGGTCGTAACCCAGTTGACAGAGGCCGGGAGGAGGTGTAGTAGCCCAGAAATGAGGACGCCCCCGGTTCACGACGCCGGGGGCGGGTGCAGTGACCTGCACACACTTCTGGTTCCTGCTGGGAGAGAGAACTCTGTGACAAGCCCCAGAAGCTCCGCGCTCAAGGCTACCAGAGGCCAGTCTTCGGCCCCTTGGCCCCATCCAGAGTGTGTGAAGTTGGTCACAGTACGTCAGCAAAGTCCCAGGTCGCGATCTGCCGATCACTGGAGTTATCACCGGAAGCCCCCAACATGGGGGGGGACTACAGGGGGGGGCCGGTTAGGTGACGAGCGTCCAGCGAGTTCCTCCACCGCTGAAACGAAGTGGAAGCGGTTAGGCGAGAACCTCCAGACCGAAGGTGGTTGCGAGAAAAGGGTTCTCGAGAACAAGTCTCCCAGAGATCAACGGAAGGTCACCTCGAGAAGGTGAGACCGGGACAAGGAGGGGGTCTCGGGGGAGAAAGGATAGAAGTGCTAACCATCTCGAAATCCCCCAGGTGCCACGGTGTTTGCGCGGGCATCGGCCCGTGCTGGCGATGCCTGGCCAAGATCACCGGGTAGGCACCGGATCGCGAGACAATGCCAAACATGGACTACAACCACGTCAAGTTCTGGATCGGTGGCCGTCTGACCGGAGAGGAGATCGGGTGAAGCAATTTGACACACGGGTCGAGGCCATCCGCGTCGTGCGGCCATATCCCAACATCCACAAGGCATTCCACCGCTGCCGGGAGATCAAGCGTGGCAACGGTCGCACCCTGGACTACTTCCTGATCCCCCGCGACAACAGCGCCAACCCTGATCCGGTGCATGGCTACCTCCGCGCCCACGAGGGCCAGTGGATCGTGCAGTTCCCCGATGGCCACCGGATCGTCGTGGACGACGACCACTTCCAGGAGCACTACACCAAGGTGGAAGAGGACGGTTCCTGAGAGTCCGGTGTAAGAGAAAACCCCCGCACTTGGCGGGGGTTCTTTTCGTTAGAGGGGCTTGACCTGAGACACCCTGGCGGCGGCGTAGCCCGAGTTGCGGTACAGCTTGTCGAGCTTCACGAACACGAAGCCGCCCGAGAACTTGTCAACAACGCCCGTGATTGGCTCTGTGGCTGACGAATCGGCCCAGTCTAGACTGACACGCTGGCCCTCACGAATTCGTCGCTCTCCGTTGAAATCAGCGGCCAATTTCGACGCCTCCTACGCTGCGATCTTCTCGGCGATCTCATCCAGCCAGTCAGGGTGGTAGCCGGGGCGGATCTCTTCCTTGCCGTCGACCGTCGCCACCACCACCGGAGCCTCCCGGTAACCCATCGCGATCAACCGATCACGCTGAGCCGCATCCTGATCCACGCGAACCTCGGTATACGGGACGCCGCGCTTCTTCAGGTGGCGCTCCACCGTCTTGCACCGGAAACACCCAGGGCCAGACGAGAAAACAGTGATACTCACATCGCTCAATTCTACCTACTTCCGTTGCCGTTCAACCGATTACTCGATCCGCATGCCAGCGGAAACAGCGCGCCGCACATAGTCGACGGCATGCTCGAAATGAGTGACGCCAGGGAAACACTCCCTGATGTGGTACTCGATGTGCGGGGCTGTGGGCGGGTTCGCAGTCACGAACCCCAGGCCGGACACGATGGCCTTCACGACCGCCGGAACCTCCGCGAACGGGTTCATCAACACCTCCAGCACCTGCTCCCCCAGGTTGTCTCTGCCGGTGAGGAAGTGCCCCTGGACGGCCAGATAGATAGCCCGCATGTGCTCCAGGGCAGCCAGGTCGTAGTTGCCAGGCCCGCACGTGTAGATGTCGCCAGGGATGGCGTAGTCGTGCCACCAGGATGGGGTGTCCACCAGGCACTCGGGGTCCAGGCCCTGCCCGCCAGGATCGGACGCGCCCGTGAAGTGGCCGCGCTCCCGCAGCGGGTTGCCGAACGTGACGCCCGCGATGCAGCGGTCGAAGTACTGCCGCAGGTCGCCGGACATCATCCGGCGCAGCACCCGCGACACCACCATCGCGCCCTGGCTGTACCCGATCAGGATGAACACGTACGAGGGGTTGGCGTCCAGGTGGCGGCGCATCTGTGCTACCAGCTCACGCTCACCCTCGTTCGCTGAGTGCTCCATCGGGAACACCGCAGCCGGGTAGCCGATGGGCTGGACGATCACCTTCGACTGGTCCTGGCGCATCGCCACGTCGAACGGGTAGCCCTGGCTCCACACCGCGCCGGTGCCGCTCACCGTGAAGATGACGACCTTGCGGTCCAGCAGGCCCAGCACCTTCTGCGTGTACCAGTCCAGGACGCCGTCCGTGCGCAGCAGCGGCTCACCCCGCTTGGCCAGCTCGATGTTCTTGGCCACCTGGTAGGTCATGAGGGCGACCGTCAGGTCGTGGTCGAAGAACGTGTTCTCCACCAGGTGCTTGGCGTAGGAGAACTTGCGCTTCAGCTCGCGCTTCGCGGCCAGCACCGGAGGACCGGCCATGCCCTCCTTCCAGCCATCCCAGGCCATACGAAATCCTCTCGGGTAGCACGAAATAGGGCCACCACAAGGCATGTGGTAGCCCTATCTCTGGTTGGGGGTTTGTCAGAACTTGTGCGCGGCGGTGTACCGCTCGATGGCCTTCTCGACCAGCTCTTCGTGGTTGAGCTTCTGGCGGGGCTTGGTCTTGATCTGGTCCAGGGTCGCATCGTCGTACGCCTGGATCACACCGGACACCAGCTCCACGTTCGGCTTGTTCCGCTTCAGCCAGGTGGCGAAGCTGGTCACTGCACCGACCGCGATGGACAGGCTGTACACCCAGCCCTCGGGAGCGACACCCGTCGACTCGGCGACGGCCTGGATCGCAGCGAGGGTACCGGCGCTCGAAACGGCCAGAGCCACAACGGCCTTGTACATCTCGGGCACCCGCTTCACATCGAAGCTCATAATTGCTCCTACACGTCGTACTTCTTGAGGAAGCTCTCCAGGATCTCTTCGGGCACCTTCTCCAGAACCTCCTTGGCCCGGTTCACGGCCCAGTCCTCCTTGACCGCGCCCCGGCCAGAGGCCACCTCGAACACCCGCCGCAACGCGTCCTCGTCGCCGAGGGTGGCCAGCCGCTCCACGAACATCTCGTGGGTCATGCCGTCCATGTTGCGAATCAGATCCTTTGTGGCCCACATGTTCCCGGCGTCGCCAGGAGTCGGGTTCCGGTAGATCGACTGCGACTCGACCTTGTTGAAGAGAGCGCCCCAGATCTGGAACACCTTGTCACGCAGCAGGATCTGGTCCTGCTCGGAAAGTGCCATGAGAAAACCGTCTCCTTCCCCTCCGTAATACATCTGGAGGTAGGTGTTGAAAACGTCCCACGGGAAGTTCGGACCCACATCCCAGTGATCGCCACCGGCCAGGTAGTTGATGCCCTTGTGGTCGGTGACGCCTTTGTTGGCCTTCAGTGACGTGTAGCCGTTGCCACCGCCGCCGACGCGGACCACGGGCGGGATGTTGTACTTCTTGCAGTCCTGGGCCACCAGATACGCGGTGATCTTGATGGCGTTGCCGCAGTTGTTCAGCCACTCCTGGCGAGACCAACCGGCGCGGGACGCACCAAAGCAGTAGTTGATGGTGTAGTTGTTCGCGTTGCCGACAGACCAGGCAGCCCGGTCGGTGTCGACCAGATCCCAAGCGTTGCCGTCGTTGTCGACCACGTAGTGGTACGAGACCTTCGCGCCCTTCATGTAGTCCAGGAGCGCCGGACCACCGGCACCCTCGGAGGTGTGAAGCACGATGTGGGTGATCTCGCGACCGTTGCGGGACTGGCTGTTGCCGTACGGCTGGCCGCGCCAGTTCCCGATCACGTTGTGTTCAGTGAACGAGGGCCGTGCCCCGCTGACGGGGGGCTGCTTGACCGGCTCGCTCAGCGCCCGCCGCAGAACATCCCACGCCTCATCCCACTTCTTGGCGTACCGGTCTGGATACGCCGAACGCTGGACGGCCTGAACGAACTGACCAGCCAGCGTGGGGTTGTTGCGTGCCTTGACGTAGTCGTCGGACAGGCGGTCCAGGAAGTTGTTCGCCGCGATGGACAGAGTCATCTCGTCCTGCGTACTGCCCCACCAGAGTTCGCCACGAGGCCCCTTCTGCTGCTGCAGATAGCCGACAGAACGACCGTCGTTCGACTTGGAGTCGTGCGGGTAGTTCTGCGACTCGGGATCGGCCTCGTTCCACGGGCACCACCAGCCGTAGACACCCCTGTGGTTCGTCGCACCAACCTCGACGGCAATGGCCATCAGGCACATGACCGTGGCCAGCTCGTCGAGGTTGCGTGCGAGCGAGACCTTGTGAACTTCGCGAGCGATCTCTTCGCGGGTACGCAGCGGCTCGTCTGCAAACCAAACGAAAGACATTCCGCTACCGGATTACTCGTTGTCGAGAGCTTCCTCGACCGCCTGAACACGGCCCTCAAGAAGCGTCAGATCCCCTTGCAGGTCCGAGACATCGCTCTCGACCGCCTGAACACGGCCCTCAAGAGGCGTCAGATCCCCTTGCAGGTCCGAGACATCGCTCTGAAGCTGCGCAACCGCGTCGGCCAGACCCGAATCGCCACCAGTTTCCAGAGCCTCAACAGCTTCCTCAAGAGCATTGATGGCGTCGATGATTCGCTTGTCAGCAAGCCCGTAAGGCAGGGCCATGATTGTCTCCTTCGATTAGACAGCGTCCTGAATGAGTACGTCTGAGATCTCCACACCGGGACTCAGCAACGCAGACTCGAAACACAGACCGAAATACCGTTCGCCGGGGCCGTGATTCACGATCTCGTTCTGGTCCTCCCACTCCACGATGGGTGTGGTGTCGTTGCCCAGGTAGACCGCGAACGTGTTGGACACGGGGTTGTACTCAGCCGTGTAGTTCTGCAGGTCTTGGGTCTCCCACTCTTCCTGCGCACGGATGTCGTAGTCGTGCGGGCCGTCGCCGGTCACGATGGCGATCACGTCGTTGTCCCACGAGCCAATGCCGAACTGCTGCTTGTGGTAGATCGCCGCGTAGTTCGACATGTCGTAGTTCGAACAGATGACGATCAGCGCCTCGCCGTCGCCGCTGCGCACCGTGTTGTACGTCAGCCGGACGGCGTCCGTGTTCAGCGGGGCGTAGTAGAGCATGGCCACCTTTGGCCAGAACTCGCCCGTCCACAGGTTGCCCGCCGCGACAGCGTTCGGAAGGCTCTGCCCCGAGTTGTTGTACACCCACGGTGAACCGACCAGAATCCGCCAGGCTGGGTCGACAATGCGACCAGGAGTAGCGAACACGTAGCGGTACTGCACCGCGTCGAAATGATCCGAGTGAGTCGGTGCCGCCGGGAACGGTGCCTCGATGCGAATCACGGTGCCCTGCGCGACAAGTCGCGTGGTGCCGTACATCTCGGCAGTGAGGGTCCAAGACGAACCGGTGGGGATCAGATCGGCAGCCTCAGACGGCTCATCGAAGATGATGGTCCGGCCATCCACCGTGCCAGACCACACATCCAGCACCTGCCCGTAGTCGTTGTACAGGGTCAGGACTGCCGCTGATGGCGTCGGGTAAGTGTCGGGGACGGTGTACGCGTAGTACGCGGTGTTCCCGCGATTCAGTTCGAGCGTACGGTTGCTGTCGACGCGGACTTGAGGCTCCCAGATGCCCATTAAGTCCTCCACTTCATTCTAACACGATTAAGTAGCGAGCTTCGCTTCGTTGATCTTGCGGCGCAACGCTTTTCGCTCTTCCGGAGTGATGCCGGTGATCTTCGGGAACAGGTCGTCCAGGAGGTCGGTGAGGCCGATGATGGCCTCAACCACCTTGTCCATGCGGCCCTTCAGATCCTTGTTCTCGGCGCGGATCTCCTCGCGGATCTCTTTGGAAAGTCTTGCGACGATCTCAGCCTCGTTCAGTTGAGCGGCCCGACGGCCAGTGAAGGAGTTCCAGACTGCGTTCAGGAACCCCCCGGTGGCGAGCGCAGTGATAAGTCCCATGATGGCGGTCCCGGTATTGACGTCAATCATCGCTCCACCATCAGAGCTTGAAGATCTTGTTGGACCCGTTGTCCCAGACCACCGTGATGTCACCGCCGTTCGGGGTCACTGGCAGACCGGTCGCATTGCTGATGTAGGCGATCAACGGCGACGTGCTTGCGACACCCGTATCCTTGGCCAACACAACGGCTTCCGACTGCGCGCCTGTCACCGTGGAGAAGACCACGTTCTCGGCGTCAGCCACGCCATCCGTGGCCGTCTTGCTAGTAAGGTTGGACGAGGTGGCGACAATCGCATCTTCCGGGATGTCATCCAGGAATTCGTCGGTGGCCAGATCGACGGAGTACTCGTCGGTGTCGATCAGGTACGCCTTGATGTTGTCGTCAATCCAATCGATGTCGCCCGTCAGGAACTTCTCACGGGCCTTGTCATACAGTCCGTTCATTGCTTCCTCAATTAACTGAACTTGGTCACCAATCCGGCGTGGTTAACAGAGCCTGAGGTGGTGAACGTGGTAGACGATCTACTCAGCTGTGTGGCAAACCTGACTGAGCCGCTGTAGTAGTTAATTTCGACGCCGCCTCGCGCCCGAGTCAGGCCCGACAGCCCGGTGAACGTCTGGAGTGCAAACTCCCCCTCGGAGAGGGTCACCGACTGCGATGGGCTACCACTGCCGTTGACAGAAGTGGTCGCGCCGACAGTCGCGTTCCGTACGAACATCGCCTGAGCGGCCCACCATGCGGTGGCGATGGAGCCGCTGGTGATTGTGAGCGTGCCACCAGGAACGTCCTCCGCGATGTACCGGCAGAGCATGCCGTCCCCATTGCCGGTGTAGCTGACAGATCCCGCGAGCGTCATTGGGTTGCCATTCAGCAGCAGCGTCGGCGGCGTGGTTGTGCCACGGTCAATCGAGAGGTCGACAATCAGCGTGTCGCCAGCGACAGCCTCCACGCTGCCGGAAACACTGCCGCCAAGGCCACTGCTGAAGATCACCGGAGGCCGCTCCCAGACGTAACGAGGGGCCTCAGATGCCAAGGGACTGAGGTCGATTGCCAGGCTCGCCCACTGGGGGGTGGAATTCTTCGTCACCTGGAATGTCGTGGCTTCATGCCAATCGGACACCGCCACCGACGCGCTGTTGTTCACGACCCAGCGCCAGTTGCCGCCCGTTGGATTGCCGAAGCTCGCATTGGCACCGACGCCGAATGCCTGGTAGATCCGCCCACCGCCGGACTCGGGGTCGCCCACTGTGTACGAACCATTCCCGGTATCCACCACTGGCGGCAACACGCCGGAGATTTCGGCAACGTTCGACACCTGGAGCGCCGCCATGCAGTACCAGGTGCCGCCAGACCACGCCAAAGTGTGGTTGCCCTCACTGAGTGGTTCCGACAGGTATATCGCCAGGCTTGGTGTCCCGCCGCTGCCCTCGTACTGCACGAGAGCAATTCGCTGGAGGGGGACACTGTCGACCGTCGCATTGAATCCGAAGGCGCGGTCCTGACTCATGAACAGCAGGACTCGGTCACCCTCGCCGTAGTACTGGGTCTGGTTGCCGTTGGAGCCGCTGGTGCTGCCTGCCCAGTAACGCGTGGTCACAGCGCCATCCACGGGCGGCTGTTTCACCTCGATAATCGAACCGGCGTAGCCCGACGACGATGAGGTGGTGGCCGTCTGCGTGGCCGCGCCGTCGCTGGAGGTGTCATCCTTGAGGTTGATCGCCAGCTCGGTGTTGACCTGCCCCAGGCGTGTGAAGCCGGTCGGTGCCGAACCCCACGAGGTCACAGTCTTGTGGCCGTGCATGTAGATCAACTGCTGGCTCTTGCCGGTCTTGTCGAAGACGTTCGCCAAGGCCGGGGCCACCGACTGGTTCGAGCCGGACCCGAATCCGAGGCTCGTGTAGCCAATCGGGTACAGCGGGTCAGCGCCCCGGATGACGCACACCGCCAGGCCGCTCGTGTTGCTCCAGGTGCCAGAGGTGTGCGAGGTGCTCGTAGCCCAGGCGGCAGCAACACGGATCGAGTTCGTGTTCCCGTTGTCGTTGTGGATATTCCAGTACGAGGGCACTGAACCGCTGGCAGACGGGATGGAGGGGTGGCTGACGCCGTCGTTGTAGGCCAGGATCAGCAGCAGATCGCCAGGCTCGTGAGCTGGCATCGTCACCGAGTTGCCGTTGTTGATGTTGAATCCAACCACCTCTGGCTTGCTCGGGAGGATGAATAGCGGATTGCTAACCGCCTCCGCAGACGGAATCCCCGTGGCATGCAACGACATACCCATCGTCGGGGTGCCGAACTCCTCGGCTGAAGGAACGCCCAGCGGCGTGAGTACAGCGCCAGTCGCCATCTGGCCGAACGCCTCTTCCGAGGGGATGCCCGAGGGCAGGATGAACTGCGGCGGGCCGATAACCACTGTGGCACCGAAGGACTCAGCCGACTCGATGCCGGTGGGTCGAACCTCGACGCCGCCGAACGTCAACTGCAGCGAGCCGAACGTCTCAGCCGACGGAATACCTTCCGTCGAGTGGACGAACAGCTCAGCCCACCAAAACGTGTCTGCCATTAGTTCGTGAAGTTGATGTGGACCGCCATCGCCGACCAGTGGTTCTTGCTGCTTGCGGTCGTGATGGCATTCAGGGACATGTGGGTAGTCGCCACCAGCAAGGGCGGGTATGTGCCGCTCATCCGCTGGCGGGTGCGGGCACCCAGTGTCATCGGCCCCCACGCGTAGGTAGGGCCGCCACCGTTGCCAGCGCCAACAGCGATAAGCGTTATGCCGTCTTCGTTCTCAATCGGCATCTCGGCGGTGACGCTGTAGCCAGTGAGAGTCTCGGGGGTATCGACCGAGTCGACGTGGGAGAACGACAAGCCAAGAACGCTAAGCCACCCAGATCCGGTGGCTTTCAGTTGCTTTCCAGCCCCAGTGCCGACGTTGTTGGCGCGGAAGACAGCGACGCCGCCGTAGCTGGAGTTGTTGTCGTTCAGTACGTGGCCGACGTATTCCATTGTCTCCCCGCCATATTCGACGGTTGGAATGTTCGACCCGTTCCGATCCCAGTTTACCACCGCGAAGACATCTGCATCCAAGGGCGCAGTGAAGCTGCCTTGTGCGGAGCCGAGACCGTAGATCGGGCTTGAGATTCCCCCATAATTCTTGTTGCCCGGCGCATCGATGTAGATGAACGGGTGCGATGCGATGGAGCAGGTGTTGCGCTGCTCCTCTGGCGGATCTTCCAGTGTGTCCGGATACAACTCGGCAGCCAACATTGGCAGGGTCCGCAGCATCGGGGCCGCGCCCACGCCGCCCGCCGGGGACTGCGAGTTCTCGACCACGATGATGATCGCGCCGTTGTCGATGTTCCACATCGGGCAGCACTCGTAGCCCACCCACGAGCCGGGGTGCGACCGCCAGGAGCCGAAGATGTAGTTCGACAGGCCATACGCCAGGTACCCCGGCTTGCCGCCAGCGGCATCCGAGGGCACGCCCGAGGGCATCCAGCAGCCAATCGAGTTCTGCAGCTCCCACAGTTCCTCAGACAGGAAGTGGTTGTCCCGCTGGGCGACGGCCCATTTGTGGAGGTCTTCCATCGTGGAGACGACCTCACCGGCCAGGCCCGACAGGGCGGGGTTGAAGTTCGTCTTGTCGGCGGTCAGGCTGCCCATGCCGCCGTACCCACGACAGAACGGCTTCGGCATGCTCGTAGTGCCCCAGGAGGTCTCGGTCATACCCAGCTCGTCCCAGATGTCCTCCTTGATGATCTGGCGGGCCGGACGCCCGTCGACAGCCTCGAGGATCGCGCCCAGGACGGCGTAATTGCCGTTGACGTACTTGAATCCCGTGCCGGGGTCGAAATGCGGTGTGTGCGAACGCAGAACGTTCAACGTCGAGTCGTCAGACCACGGGTACTGGTTGTTCAGGTAGAACATGATCAGCACGCCGAGGTCTTCCTGCTCGTTGAACAGGCCAGCCCGCATCATCATCAGGTGCCGGATGGTGATCTTGTCCGCGTTCGGCAGGTTGCTGAGAGTCCAGCGCTCACTGTCGAACTGGTCGATGGTGTCCTCCAGGCTGATGAGGCCCTTGTCGACAGCCATCAGGACGGCGTGGCCCGTGAAGGTCTTGGTGTGCGAGCCGATGCGGAAGTGCATGTCCGTGGTCATCGGCTCGGTCTTGGAGCTGTTCGACCAGCCATACGCCTTCATCAGCGTGCCCCTGGGGCCGGTCGTGTAGACCATCATTCCCGGCCCCATGCCGTAGTCGTTCATACACTTCTCGATGACGGCGTCCACCTTGGCCTCGTCAAGCGGCGACATCTCGTCACCCACGGGGATATATGCCTGGGTCATCACCTCGCTGAGCAGGGTGATCGGCCCCTCCTGACCGGCAGAGTTCACCGCCGAGACGCCAATGTCATACGCGGTGCCAGCGCTCAATTCGCTGATCACATACTCGGTAACGCCTGAAAGGCGCTGAACCGGAGCGTTATTCAGCTTCTCGCCGTTCTTGTAGACGTTGTAGCCGATAACCGAAGCCATTACTCGTCCTCGATTTGGATCTTGATCGTGGAGTAGGTGGTCTCAACGACCGTCACAATCGGAGCTGCCGGTGGCTCGGGGGCTTCGGGGATCGCGTCGCCAGTGTCACCGTCGCGGAAGACGACCCACACAGCACCCTTGCCGCCGTAGGCACCCGGCGAGAACAGCAGCCAGTTGCCGCCCATCGCGCCGCCACCCGGCACGCTGCCCGCGCTGCCGTACGACCGCTGGTCGACGCCACCCTTGTAGACCACGTCGTTGTACTCGAAATCGCCTGGGCCACGGCCATATGGGTCGCCGCCGATGATGATCGGCTGAAGCTGCGTACCGCCAGCGCCACCAGGACAGACCAAGGTCTCGCCCCCCAGGGTGATGACCGTGTTCTGGCCCGCTGAACCATTGCCGGTGCCGCCGTAGCCGCCATTCCCAATGTCGACCACGACCGTTGGAGCATCACCGGAGAAGTCCTCGCCGCGCACCCAGGTGACGGCGTTCCACTGGCCAGGCTCACCAGGCTCGCCGTAGAAGCCGACCGTGCCACCCTGACGCGAGCCACCGCCCCCGCCGACACCGATCACGTCCACGTACTTGGCCCAGCGGGGCACCACGATGCTGCCGTCCTCGTTGAACGGGACCGTCAGCGGATCGTGGTAGTTGACGCTCGTGCTCGTGTCGATGGCGATGCAGAACCAGGGGATGTCCTGGCCGGTGTTCCAGTTCGCCTTGAGGATCGACGCAGGCGGGTTGTTCGGATTGGTGCTGTTGTCCCGCCATGCAGCAAGGCCAACCACCTGTGCGTACGGGTGGTCGGGAATGTCGTCGTCAGTCGACATGCCGCGAATGATGTGGCTGCCGGTGCCCACCGGCACGAACTCAATGGCGTAATCCTCACCGGCCAGCAGCGGCAGCGGACCATCCTCGGAAGTGTCGAGGTTGTAGAAGTTCCAGTCCGGCGTCGAACCGGACACGATGTCGCCAATCAGGTTGGGCGAGTGGTGAACCAGGTCACGCGTGCCATCGGTGGGGTCGATGTACCAGACGTTGATGTAGAACGCGGTCAGGTTCGCCGTGCCGCAGCCAAGCCATGAGATCAGGCCCAGTGGCATGTCCTGGGCCACGCGGATGACGCCGATCAGAGACTGACTCTGCGTCGTCTCCAGGTTCGTGTTGATGCTAGTGATCTCGTAGTTCGCATGCGACGACGGCAGAAGACCACTGGCCACCGGCCTGTTGTTGCGAATGCCCAAGATCTCCCAGGCCATTCGGCCCTGAGAGGCCATGGATGAGATCAGCTTGCCGATGTTGAACAGGTCCGCGATACCAGCGCCGGTGCCCTGCTGGCCCACCCAGCCGCCGACGATGGCGTTGATCGCCTCAATGACCGACGCACCCAGGTTGCCAGGCCCCAGCACGCCAGCGATGTTCTGGAACGGGATGTTCGCCAGGGCCTCGGCGATGTCGGCCAGCTCGGTGAAGGCGTTCGTGATGCCGGTCAGCGAGTGGAAGATCGTGTTCAGGGTCGCCTGCCAGTGGGCGAGGATGTTCTGCAGCTCTTCGGGCAGGCCGTCGATCCACTCCAGCCGGAACACCACGTCCTGCTTCGCGGATGCGTCATCGAAGTAGAACCAGCCCTCCAGCGCATTCGGGGTGACAAGGATGCGCTGCTGGATGCCGTCGACCCCATCGGGGACGGTCCACTCCCCTGTGATTTCCACGCCAGGCCAGGGGGACTCTGTCTCGTCCGGCCTGAAGCTCGTGAGTTTCACGGGGGGCTGGGGGACGCCATTGGCGAATGGCACAACGTGCAGCTCGATGGCATCGCCGCCGTTGCCGACGTAGTCAGTCCAGCGGACGTTGATGGCGAACTCGAACTTCTGACCCTCGCCAACCTGGATCACGTCATCCGGCCTGCGACCGCTTCGCAGGGCCTTGAACCGGCCATTGGCTTGGACCTTGGCCGAACCCGAACCGTCATCGGTTCGTGACGTGAGGTCAATATCCCAATCGCCGTTCGGCGCAATCGAACCCAGTGGGAAGTTGCCAGCCTGTATCAGGTTCGGGCGTTCCCGTGTGATCGCACCGATGTGAACCTTCGGCAGCACGCCGAACGCGTTCGCCAGGTTGATCGGAGAGTCCGGACCCAGCAGCAGGTTCAGCGGCAGGATCATCAGCTCGATGAACTCCTGCGCCGCCTGCTGCGGGTTGAAGTCCGGCGACAAGAAGTTGATCGACCCCAAGAACTCGCCGAGGTTCTTGTAGTAGACGTTCAGATTGCTGAGGAGGTGGGCGATCCACTCCTCAGCGTCATCCACGGCGTCACCGATGCCGTCGATGATCTGACGCACGATGGCGTCGATGATCCCGGCCACGATGCCGAGACTCGGGTTAATACCGGCGAAGACCTTCTCCGAGAACGCAGTCAGGACGTTGTCGCCCTTGACCTGCGACTCGAGGTAGGCGCGAATGTTCGGCTCAGTTCGCTGAGCCAGACCACTGAGCATCGGCCCAACGACGCTGAATTCCGAAGGTGTCGCACCAGCTTCACCAGACGGAATTCCGCCTGCCATTTACTACTTGTCCTCTCCAGTAACGTATTTCATCAAGCTAAGGAGGGCCTGCACATCCTTCTCGATGGTCTTGGCGACCTCGGCCCTTTCCTCAGGAGTCCCAGCACTGCGGATGCGCTTCAGCAGCTCCGCTTGCTGGGGGTTCTCCTTCGCGAGGTACTCCAGGACTTCCTCAGCCGCCTTCTCGACGCTGGGTGTGTAGTCCTGGGGTTCGTCCGTGACCTCGGCCACACCGAAATTGCCCCCGCCCTTCAGCCACTTCGTGGCCAGCTCGGGGTGCCAACGCAATCCCAGATCCCACCACAATTCGCTTGTGGCTTCCCACGATTGGATGAGAGCCATCGGCTGCCGCTGGCCATTGAAGCCAGGCCGAGGGTCGACAAATCCGGCAGCCATGATGAAGGCCATGCCTTTGGGGTTGTCGGGATCTGGCGGATGAATGTTTATGGGTAGCAATGCTGCTCCTGATCTACCGCCTCTACTTCATTCTATCCCAGCAACTCTCAACCGTTAGGCGATCATGTGGACGCCGATGTTCTGCAGGATGTCGCGAATCTTCTTGACCAGTCGGGCAAGGCGCTCACCCACACTCATTGCGGCCTTGTTCTCGCCGAACTTGCAGACGAACTGCAACGGTTCCGGAGAGTAGAAGTCCCAGCTCGGGACGATCTCCCGGCACATGTTCACGAAGATCGTGTTCGGGTAGCCCCGGTTGGTCGACCCCATCCGGTCACCGATGTCGAAGTGGATACCCGGCATCAGCCAGGAATCCCCACGCAGCGAGAAGGTGTGCGAGGTCTCCGACTTGGTGGCCTGGAAGCCGCCACGCAGCGCCGCGATGGCCGACAGCGACCACACGTTGTTCTCGGCACCCTGCTGGTAGACCTCCCACAGGTGGACCCAGCCGAGTTGCTGCGCTCGACCGGTGTTCTTCCACTCGATCCACGCGGCGATGGTGCCCACCAGGAACGGCATGATCAGGTCCGCAGCGATGTCGCCAGCGGACGAAAAGCCGCCCAGCAGGAAGTAACCGAGGATGTTCCCCGTCGTCTGGATGATCAGACGAGCGATGGCATCCGCTGCTGGGTTGTCGCCGCCGACGACGACTTTGACCGCAGTGGCTGGGGACCACGTCAGCTCGGCTGTTTCTATTGGCGTCCAGGAGTTATCTCTGACCACCCACGCTGGTGCTGCGGAAAGTGTTCGTAGCCAGCCGGATTGGTAGTACTCGTCCGGATACAGGGTCTCGTCATCCGTGATCACCTGGCGGAAATCCTCAACGAACCCAGCGCCGTACTGGATCACAGAGCGCACCATGCCGTCGACAATCGTGCCCTCAACGAACGTGCCCTCCAGCGGGCTGTGGTAGCCCGAGGTGTCCTCCAGCCAGAAGATCAGGGCACCGTTGGCCGGTTGGTCCACGAACAGCAGGCCGCTCTCACGCTCACCCTCATCCGTGAAGCACCGCCGCCAGCGGATCGTGATCTGGGCGTCCTCCAGGGCGTCCGCGAGCACCGAGTCAATCGGGTTCATGCGGGTGCCGAGAACCGTCCACAGAGACGAATCGTCAAGCGGCAGAGGGTTGCACTTCACGTGGACTTGCCAGTTCTGCCACTGTGTTGGGAGCCAGTTCACCCACTGCTCTAGGTCAAATGGATCGTCTGGTATCTGCCACAGGTTGCCCTCGACCCGAATCAGGTTGATCAGGATCATGATTGAGCAAGCCCACTTGGCCGGACCCAGAATCGGCAGCACGCGGGGGAACTGGAAGATCTCCAGCGGCAGAGCGGGGTTCGGCGGGCCGAGGAGGAACTGGAGGAACTGCAGGTCGTCCTGGAATGTCAGCTCCATGTAGTAGATGCCGTCCCGCTGCTTCACCGCGTGGTGGTGCAGCAGGCCGGTCCAGCGGAGCCGACCACCGAAGAAGTCGACGCGGATCACCACGTTCTTCTTCGCGTGCGGATCGTTCGGGATCGTCCGCATCCACTCCGAGATGTAGTGATCGAAGCGGAGTTCCAGCGTCCCCTGCTGGCTGATGTTCCACTTGAAGGGGAACGACGACCTCAGGGTGTCCTGGTACGAGACGCGCCCGTAGTACTCCAGGCCCTCATCCCCGTTCTCCTTGTTGCGGTAGAACTGGATCATGGGCTTGGACTGCTGCAGCCAGACAAGCTCCTGCCAGTACCGGTCGCACTCAGCCTTGATGTCGTTCAGTTCTTCAAGTCGGGTCGTCATACCGTCCCCACAGGTCGAGACCAGGGCCGTGAGTACCACTTCGGCACGATCAGGCGGCAGGCGAAACCGTCGACTGCGTCACGCACCGCGACGGGGATCTCCTCGTAGGTGCCGCCCGCTATCGGGTACAGCAAGTCCTGGCCGTGCCAGAGGCCCTGCAAGTTGATTCGGTTCTTCGCGATCAGGGTTTGCACACGCGGATCAGAGTTCGCCGTGCAGCCAGCACCCTTCGGGAGGAATGGAAGTTCAACGGTGCGACCAGCATCCGCGATACCGCGACCGTATTCTTGGTTCCCCCAAGAGAAGTCCGGCAGCCGCCAGCGAGCCTGGTCCGACAGAATCCACTCGGGCCACACCGGCACGTCGCAGTCGACATGCAGCTTGAACTTGGTGCGGCCAGAGGTGCCCTCACCAGACCACTCGTAGATGTCCGGCGGGCCGACGTAGAACGGCAGCTCAGCGGCCACCGTCATCACCATGGTCGACTCCGCGTACAGGTGGGGGTCTTTACCCTCCCAATCGTCAGAGTCGTACGCCTCCGGTTCCTCCAGGAGGCGCACCCTCAGCTCGCGCCAGCCGTCCGAGGTGGTGTAGCGGATCGTGGTCTCCTTGACGTAGTCGAAGGCGAACCGCCACCTGGAGTCGATGGTGTGCCAGTCCTCAGAGTCGCCCGATTCGGCGAAGATCTGGACCGTGAACACGACATCCCGTCGCTCCCAACGGAAGTCCACGAACTTCTTGCCGTAGGAACCGGGCACCCACAGAGAGTTCACGGGGGCGTCGATGGCACCCTTCAGCTTGGGGCGAAGGATCACGCCCTGCTCCCCCGCACCCTCACCGGAGATGCAGAAGTACTCCCCATGCACGCCGAAGACTTCGATCTTGGCGCGGGAGTCGTATGGATCATGAAGCATGTTGCACCTGAATGGATTTCAGCCAGTGACGCCGTTCGACCACATTCCGTGATGCAGCCGAACGGCGTCCTGGGGTTATGCCTCGTACTTGCTGATGAATGGCATCGCAGCCTGGGCGTCCATGCGGGCCTGCGTCCGGCGGAACTCGTCCAGATTACTGACGTTGATGTCGCCGTTGTGGACGCGCTGGACCACACGCACACCGCTGTTCTGCTGACGCTGAGGCAGCAGCGGCACACCCGAAGCCGACTGGGTCGAGCCGTTCGACAACGTGCCGACCATCAGCGACGACAGGATGTTCGCCGCGCCGACGGCCACCTGGCCACCGATCATCGCGCCAGCCTGGATACCCTGCGCTGCAGCGCTACCCGCAGCACCCGCCGCCGGATTGCCGGTCATCGCCGTGCCAGCGGCACCAGCGAGGCCAGCGGCCATACCGGCAATACCACCAATCGCACCGGCAGCGCCCTGGATGCCCTTCGACAACGCCGGGTGGACGTGGTCGTAGTTCGTCGGGGCTGCGCCCAGCGTGGCGCGGGGATCACCCTCGCCCGTGGGGCTGGCACCCGGCTGGACTACCGAGGGGGCGGCACCGCCGCCACCCACAGAGCCACCCAGTGAGCCGAGAGCGCCAGCGACGGCGTCCTCGCCAACAGTGGGGGTGGCACCAGGGTCAGGTGCGGGAGCAGTCGCACCCGGCCCCGGTGCTCCCCCGGTCGAGGGGGCCGTGGTCGCGCCAGGAGGCGTCAGAGCCAGCGGCCCAGGCACTTGGCCACCAGGCGGTGGCGGCGCGGGCTGGCCTGGCGTCGGCGGGGTCGCCGGTTGCGGCATCGGCAGCAGCGGGTTCCACCACATGCCGTCCGCGAAGCCAGGCAGAGCCTCACGCGGGATCTGCATAGCATTCAGCCGGTTGAACAGCTCAGGACCGTAGTAGGCCACCGACCGGGCGTTGTTCAGGTACTCGCCCCGGCTCACGCGAGCCAGGATCGAGTCGGAGTGGGCCGATCCGATACCACGGATGATGCCGCCCCGCTTGTAGCCCTTCACGCCGGTCATGCCGTGCGGCCCGCCGTAGCGGTCCTGGGCGTACAGGATCGCAGCGGCGATGTTCGCAGCCGGGTCGTTGATGTCCTTGGTGAACCCAAGGCCCTCAGGGAAGTACCGGTCGAACGTCGGCTTGATAACCTGCATCAAGCCCTGCGACGGAGTTCCCTTGGCGGCGTTGGAATCCGACAGGTTGATCGCCTTCGGGTTGCCGCCCGACTCCAACTGCATCTGCCGCAGGACTGCCGAGACCCAAGCGTTCGCCTTGTCCTTCGGGATCAGGCCCGCCTGGACCAGGCGCATCACAACGCTCTTGACCACCGGCAGCCAGCGAGTAACGCCAGCACTGGCCTCGCCCATCTGCTCGGAGAACGCTTGGCCCGCAAGGTTGTTCGGATCAGCGAACAAGCCGGACACGTCAGCGCCCAGCCACGGGTCGAAGCCACCGGAGCCGGACAACGGGAGCTGGCCGGTCAGGTAGTTGCCCATCGCCGTGCCAGCGAGGTCGTTCAGGCTGGTCGCCTCACCGCTGCCTTCACCGTCTTCGCCGTACTTGTCGATCAGGAAGTTCCCAATCGTCTGGCCATGGCCGACGAGCGACGAGAAGTCCAGGCCGGTCAAGCCGCTCACCAGACCGAGGCCGATCTGGGCGAGCTGGCTGCCGACATCCTGGGCTTGGCCCTTCAGGAAGTCGGTGACCTTGTCGCCAGCGAGGTGCTCGAGGCCCTTCTGGCGCGGGTCCAGACCGATGGAGCGGAAGAACTCGCTGATCGGGTCCAGCGCCTGGCCACCACCAGTCGGCAGACCATTGGCGTCCAACGTGATACCCGTCGCGGCCAAGAGCTGCGGCGTGAGCTGCGGGCCGAACGCGGCCAGCGGACCAGCACCGGGCAGCAGGTACTGCTCATTGCCCTTCGGCAAGCCACCGCCCGTCGTGGCGACGTGCAGGTGGTTGTAGTGGTCCTTGGTCTGCCACAGGATGTGGTCGATGCCCAGCGCATCCTTGTTGGCCATCAGGTAGGCGTAGATCTGGTCACCCAGAGCCTTGCCCTCAGCCGGGGTGGGGTCATTCAGACCGCCAGCGCCGGGGATCATGATGTCGACCGCCAGGCCGTTCGGGTGCCACTTCAGCGCATCCTCGCGCACACCACCGATATTGGTGATCTGCGGGAACATCGCCTCGACGGCACGCTTCACCGCAATCGTGTTGACCTGCAGGCCAGCCTCGCTGCCGGTGCCACGGTCGAACAGTGGCATGCCAGCAGCCACAGCCGAGTTCATGTACGCCGCGTACGGCAGCGCCACCGACGACACAGGGCCGGGGTAGTACCCGGTACCCGCGTGTGTGGCCTGGGGACCGGGGAGCGCACCAGAGCCGGTGTGAACCGACGACGACGGCGTACCTGTCCCCACGTCCTTGCTGCTGCCACCGGTCGTCTTCGACTCCGGCTTAGGCGTCGGCTTCGGGGTGGGCTTCGGCGTCGGCTTCGGCTCAGGCTTCGGTGTCGGCTTCGGCGGCGTAGCGGGCTTCTCGTACAGCTTCTTGTAGTACTCGTTGCCCGTGAGTACCTTGTCGACACCCTCGCCATGCGTGCGGGCAATCGCGGACGTAGTCAGCGAGCCAGGGTTCGTCGGGTCAGGGTAGTTCTGATCCGACAGCGGCACGATGCCGTTGTCACGCAGCACCTGTTCCGGTGTACGCCCAGCCATATCCAGCGGTTTGAGACCGTCGAACGGCGACGGCACACGGAACGCCGGATTGAAGTGCGGGTCATACTGCTCGGCAGTCGTCTTGACCGGCGGCATCGGAGGACCGTAGACCGGCGCAGGGGCCGGTGCCGGGGGCGGAGTAGGCGCAGGGGCCGGGGTCGCCGGGATCGGGAACAGCGGCTTCTGCGGCATCATCACGCCACCACCGATGCTGAACTTCGGCAGGCGCATGCCGTTCAGGTCGTCAAAGAACTCCTTGCCGTAGTAGTCCACGGCAGCCTTGCGAGCGACGAACTCACCCTTCGACAGCCACGCCAGGTTGGAATCGCTTGTGCCAGTGCCGATACCGCCCATGAGGCCACCACGGTTGAACCGGGGAGCCAACATCACGTCGGCCATGTCCGGCGGAAGCGTGATCTCGTAGCGGCCATTGGGAAGTTCCCGGCCAGAGATGTCCTGCTCCTGCCACGAATCCAGAGTCGCCTTGTCCGGCTTGCGGTTCAGGACGATCCGCGCCTCGTTAGTGTTCGGATCTTTGTCCGGCTGCGGGTCCGGCTGCCAGTTGCTGAACATGCCAGCCTGCGGAGTGAGCTGCCAGCCCTTCGCCGAACCAGACGCGACCGCCGACGACTCCTTGGTCTCGGCCAGTTGAGCGCCCTGAGAACGGGTCGTCTCGCTGAACGCGAAGCCAACCTGGGCAGCCTCGCTCGACTGAATCCAGTCCGTCAGCGACGGCATGCGGCCACCCTTGCCACGGGCCAGCCGGTCGGCGTCGATCATCCACTGCGGAGCGTTGAATGGCAGGCCGACCTGGAGCTGCTGAAGATCCTCGATCTTCTTGACCGCGTCATCCTCGCCCCAGATCGCACGGGCCAAGGTCTCGGCGTCCACGCCACCCTTGGCGTAGAAGTCCTGCCACTTCAGCCAGTCAGGGTTCGTCATGATGTCGCGCTTCGTGCGCTCCATCAAATCCTCACGCAGAGAAGCGATCAGGCCCACCTGCGTGGGATCGGCGGCAGCCTTCACCAACTCGCTCGGGTTGATGCCAAGCTGCTGCGCCCGCTGGTTAATGTTGACCTCACCAAGGCCCGGAATCATGAAGTTCTGGAACGACTTTGAGGTCTCCGTCACTGTCTGCATCGTGGCAGCGCCAGTCACGTCGTCCAGCGTCCGCTTCAGGCTCTTGAGAGCTTCCTCCTGCTGACGCGCCTGCTCGGCGGCACGACGGTGGGATTCGCCCAGCTTGTCGATGCCGTACATCGCGCCGGTCACGGCGATCATGAAGCCAGCGCCAGGCCCGATGAACATGGCCAGGCCCTTGGCAGCCTTCAGCAAGCTGCCCTTCTGCTCGCCACCGACCTTCTTGCCGGTCTCGTCGGCCTTGCCGCCCAGCTTGTGAAGCTCGCCGGACGCAATCACCGCACCGTTGGCGATGGGCGCGAAGATCCGCTCCGTGTACTTGAAGCGGGCCAGCGCCTCAACGATGGTCTTGTAGTTCTTCCAGCCGGTCGTGACGGCGTCGAGGATCGGACGCACCGTCCGGAACGTCATGTACGCCGACAGGATTGGGAACAGCAGGCCCGTGTGGTCCTCCAGGGCCGAAGCGATCTTGGTGAAGCCACCGAGGATCGTCAGCATCCAGGACGACCACTGGCGAGCGATCTCGACCACGTCACTCAGGAACGGCTTGATGTCCTTCAGCGCGTTCCAGATCTGGCTCGCGAAATCCCTTGCCTTGGAGAAGTAGTCGACCAAGCTCTGCCGACCACGCGTCGTCTTCAGCAGGTTGGCCAGATACTCGGTGCCACGCTTCAGCGAGTTGGCGAGACCGCCCGAATAGCCCGAAGCCTCGGCGAACGCCTCCGAGATGGAGTTGATGATGCTGAACAGGTTCAACACCGCGTTGCCGAGATCCGACAGGGAATCCAGGCCCTCGTCAATCCACTTCTTCAGCGAGCCGTCGGCCTCCGACTCCTGCACCCACTTGTCGAAGCGGCGGAACACGCGGTCGAACGCGTCACCCAGCCGGGGCAGGAAGTCCGAACCCACAGCGGCCATGCGCATCAAGCCGTTGATCAGCGGCTCGAAACCCTTGGCCATCCGGTTCAGGCCGGACTCGGTGTTGCCGAAGATGTCACGCAGGAAGCCGCGATTCAGGTCGCTGGAGACGGCCTGCATCATGGACTTGATGTCGTTGTTTAGGCCGGACGCGACTCGACCCAGGCCGATCTGCAGGCCGGGGAGCATGCGCTCAGAGAAGCCCAGAAACTCCTTGTCCATGCCCGCAAACAGCTTGTCCTGCACGGACTTCTGCATGTCGCCCCAGGCATCGCCGACGCTCTTGACCGCCTGCACGAACGCCTGGGCGTTCTGCGACAGCCGCGCCATCGCCTCGCCCTGGAAGTCGAACTTGCTCGCTTCCTTCTGGGCCTCGGCGAGGTCGTCCAGTGCGTCAGTGACCCGGTCCAGGGCATCCACGACGGCGTCGGAGCCTTCGACACCCTTCGCGTTCGCGAGGGCCGTGTCCTCCATCAGCCGGTTGTTCTCGACCCGCAGACGGTTCAGGTCGTCAATCGAGCGGATGAACTGGAGCTGGGCGCGCTGGTATTCAGTGATCGACTTGAAGTTGCCCTCACGCAGGCGATCAGCGGCCTCCTGGATGTTGAGGATCGCGTCCGCTTCATCCAGGCTGGCGCGGCGCAGCTCCATGTTGAGATCCTGGATCTCACGCTTGGAGTCGCGGTACGCCTGGTTCAGATCACGCTGCGCCCGTGCGACACCGCGCTGGGCCTTCTCGATGTCCTTGAGGGACTTCTCGTGATCCGCCGCACCGCCGCTGACCTCCTCGAAGGCAGCGCCAATACCCTTCAAGCCGGTGGCCAGGGCCGCGATAGACCCCAGCGCACCGGCTGAAATACCAGGGAGTGCGAGAAGAGACTTGCCCAGGGCGTCGATACCGGCAGTAGCGTTACCGGCTGCGTACGCCAGAGCGGGAAGCGCGTCGAGACCGAGAACCTTGACGTTCAGCCGCAGGGCACGCGAAACAGAGCTTCGCTTGAAGATGTGCTCGACCTGGCCGAGATCCTTCTTGAAGCCCTTGAAATCGGTGCGAACCGGAACATTGACGGCTCTCTGCTCTTGGATGTGCCGCCAGAGTTCCATCTGGAGGTTCGCACCCTTGAAGTCGGGGTTGACCCGAACATCAATCTGGTGCGGCTGCCGCCGGATCTCCTCACGGACGCGGCTATGGAATCCCTTGAGCGTAGGGACAATCCGGACGGCAGCTTCACCGACCAGAACCTTCCCAGCCAACTAGGCCCCCTTGTTGCTCTTGAGTTTCGACTTGTTCCGGGACCGACCCTTCCTCTGCATGGCGCGCTCCTGAGCGCGTTCGACAGCACTCTTGGTGGCAAGGATTTTCCGGTTAGTCCGCAACTCAAGACCGGGGATGACGGGACGCTTCAGAGGCTTGTGTGTCTGCGTCTCGATCAGCGCCATCAGCAGATCGACCAACACGGTGTGGCCGAAAATGCGTGGGGGCTGAGGACGACCGTCATCCTTCTGCTGCGCCATGAACTCGATGGTCTCGGGATGCAGCAGAACGGCTTCGTTGGTAGCAGAACCCCTGATGTTCATCAGGCGTTCAAAGAGACCGAGGAACTCCCGCATGGGACGCTTGCGCTGCCAACGGACAAAGCCGTCGCAGTCGATCTTCTCCCACTGGAAGTACTCGTAGGCGGAAAAGCTCAGCAGGTGCTGGCAATCCCAGCAGATCGGTTCCCAGAACTGGTTAACGATCTTGATTATTTTTTTAGTGACTCCACATCGCCGATGCCGAACATGTGGGCCAGGTACTTCACGTTGAAGTTATCCCACACGTACTCAGGCTGATTGGAGAAAAGCTCATGAATCGCGTCGTACTGATCGCCGAACAGCGCACGCTCGCCCTCTTCAACTGTCTTGGCGTTGCGCCAGCGGTCCACCTGATCCTTGGTGGGCTGATGCAGCACGATGCCGCGAACCTTCAGCGGCGGAACGACATTCTCGGTGACCAGGTCGTTCCACACGTCGTCTTCATCGAGAACCACTTCGCCGTTGACGACCTTCTCTTCGACAACGACTTCCTTGCTCTCGGAGGTTTTACGGGCTGCCACTTTAGTTCTGCTCCTTAACTTGTCGTGACATGTGGAAGCCCCCCGCCCCAGCGGGATCTCCACCGGGGCGGGGGTCATATTCAGTTAGATTCGTTGAAGAACGCGTTCAGTCTTGGCTCGTGTCAATGTCCGCCTGCAGAGCGGCGATTACATCGCCAATAGTGGAGGACTCGTCCAATTCCGCGATGGCGTTGAGCACAGCCTGGGAGAACCCAAGGCCAGGCTCGCCAGGTTCACCAGGCGCACCCGGTTCGCCAGGCTCACCCTTCAGGCTTTCAAGCCAATCCTGTTCGGTTCCTTCAAACCCGTTGTCGAGAGCGATCTCGTAGGCCGACTTGCCAGGGGTACCCGGCTCGCCCGGTTCACCGGGTTCACCGGGTTCGCCAGGCTCGCCAGGATCACCCTTCAGGCTATCGAGCCAATCCTGCTCAGTCCCCTCAAAACCGTTCTCGACCGCGACCTCGTAGGCCGACTTGCCAGGGGATTCGTGCGCCTCCGCGATCCCCTGCTCCATGCGGTTAAGTTCCGCAGCAGTGATCGGGGTGCCACCCTCAGGGCCGTCATGCCATTCCTTTGGTGTGAATGCCACTTACCTATGCACCTCCTATACACCTCCTGGGAAAAGTCCCGCACCGGGGAAGGTGTTGTCACCCGGTACGGCGACTAAGGGGAAGTGACGGTGACGGTGATGGTGTCGGAGAACTCGCCCCACTCAGCGGTGATGGTCGCGCTACCCGCACCGACCGCAGTCACGAGGCCGTCAGCGTCAACCTCGGCCACCGACGGATCGCTCGACTCGAAGGTCGCGTCCGGCGTCCGGTTGATGCCGTTGTCGGCCATGACGGTGAGCTGCTCATCGTCGCCGACCTCAAGCGCCAGCGAACCGGGATCGATCTCGATGCCGTTCGGGGCCTCAACGAAGCCGGTCTTGTCGATCAGCAGACGCCAGCCGGGACCGCACCAACCCTGCAGCACCGAGAAGCCAAGCTGCTTGTCGCGGAACGCCTGGAAGGTCATGCTGTAGGTGACCGCACCGTCGTCCTGCGACTCCTGGGTGTCGACGTTCACCAGCTTGGTGCGAGGCATGATGAAGTACGGGTGGAACTCTTCGCCGTCCACATCGTCCATCGCCACCAAGTAGCAGCGGTAGAAGGTGTTCTTCGGGAGGGTGGGGGTCTTCAGGGTCACGCCACCGTGCGGCGACACAGTCAGGTTGTCGCCAGCGCGGAAGTAGGTACCCCAGAACTTCTCCAGCACAACGCGGTTCGTCTCCAGGAAGTTCGCCTGGAACTGCACCGTGCGCTTGCTGATGATCGTCCGCACCGGCTCGGCGTCACCGTAGCCCTCGATGTCGGTCGATTCGATCTCGTGAGTGATCGACACACCGGCTTGCTTCTCGATCACGCCAGCCGACTCAGCGGTAGCGGGAACCTCAAGGTCGCCAGTGGCCGGATCTTCGAGAGTCGCAACACCAGGGTTGCTCATCTTGTCGAACAGGATCGCGAAGTGCTTGTGTGAGACCACGAGGTCGTTCTTCGCGTCCCTGAGAGTCTCAAAGTCAGCCATGCTGTCCTTTTCCTCTATTACCTTGGGAGGGATTGAACGATTTGCCGATAGTTCGGCAGGCCACGAGGCTCACGGACTTGGAGCTTGAACGTGACCGGGATGAACTTGTCGTCAATGAACTGCTCAGGAACCTGTTGCGGCCCAAGCCATTCCTCGCACGACCCGAGGCGTACGGTCTTGCCCTTATACGGGATACCGAGACCGCATATCACTTCGTCATCCATCATTCGGCGGACGAAGTCACTCAATCGCCAAGAGTCACTGCGGCGGCGGGTGATGGCCGCGATCTGAACAAGGGATTCGTCGGTCCTGAGCGAACCGTCGGCCCTGCCTGGCTGCCGCCAGATCCGGAGAGTCGGCTCCGTGCCTTGACCAGAAGTCGGGTCGTACCAGTCCTCAGGGAGCCAGGTACAGACGTAGACCCTGTCACCTAGAAGCCAAGAGAAGTACTCGCAGATGACATCCTCGACATCCAGGTACCCCCCGTCGTACCAATCAGGTAGAAAGTCGCTCATATCCTGTATGGGAGTACGGAGTACAACGATTCTTGGAGGTCGTGCGAACCCTGATACGGGTTGTACTGCTTGCGGCCCAACTCATCTGCTGCCGCGTACGCAGTCTTCACAGAGACCTCACCGACCCAGCGGTCCTTGCGGTAACCGCCGATGTCGACAACACCCTTCGTGTGCCTCAGCATGTTGCCGGGGTGCCGGTCGCCCTTGCGAGGACGATTGGCCAACTTCTGGGTGTAGACAGCGACTACCTGGTGCGTCTTGTCGATCACAGCGGCCTTCAGTTCGGGGCCAACCAGGATCGCCGTCAGCGCGGGGTTCGGGTCAGGGTAGATGTCCACCTCCATGCGGTGCCTAGCCAATGACGCCCCTAACCGAAACCCAGTACATGCCAAAATCTGTGCCGGTCATGTAGTGGGGGTAATCCCACTCGGGGTTGCTCACCACCTGGTAGCGGACCCCGTTGATGTCGATCCGATCCCCGAACCGCACGCGAGGATTTCGCTTGCGAGGGATACCGATCTGACCGGTAGTGTCGGAAGTCTCCCGCCGCTCCATCGACGGAGAAGCCGAGAGACCGCCCAAGATGATCCCCTTGACGACACCAACTTTCGCCAGGCCGTCACCAGTCAGCTCGACTGGATTGCCGTTCTCGTCCACCGGGTCTCCGTGGCGGTCTCGCTTGGGAGCGCGGTAGACCGTGCCACTCTGACCTCTCATAGGTGATACGAGTCCTTCCAACCGGGATCATTCGGATGGAAGACCGGCAGTGGCTTGCCCACCTCACCGGCCATGAGATAACCGATGGTCATCTCGGGATCGTCCCGGTAGCTCGAAAGTGACCACAGCGCACCGGTTTTGCGGAACGACCGCAGGTACTGGTACTCCGGATCAGTGAAGAAACCGGGCGGGTAGTTCTTCTGGTTGTAGGACGCGGACTCCGGTCCCTTCACCTCGTAGACCACCCGCCGGGGATTCTCCATCTCCCGGCGGGCGGCTGCGAGAACTACACCTTTGACCGTCGGAGGGAAGCCCTCTTCACTGGCTGAAAGCCACGGCTTGTTGGCGATGGTGCGTGCCCAGTGGGACGCCATCTCCAGAACCAACTCGGCCCGCTGATACTCGGGCGAGTCATTCTCGAACTCCACGTCCATCCAGACGGCGAGTTCGTTCACCGAAGCGAGGGCAGCCATGAAAACCTCCCTCTCAGAAGCGGATTAGGCAGAGACGGTGACCTCGAGGGTGTCTTCCTTGCCGTCCACGGTGACCTTGATGATGGCGGTGCCGGTGCCAACGCCGGTCACTTCGCCGTCGACCACGGTCGCCTTGCTCGGGTCGCTCGACTCCCAGACGGTGTCGTCGTCTTCAGTGCGGTCGTCGCCATGGCTGTCGACAGCGCGGAGCTGCAGCTTCTCGCCGACATCGACCTCGTCGTCACCCTGGATCTCGACCGATTCGGCCTTCAGGTGGATCTTCGTGGCGCGAACGAAGCCAACGCCGTTCGGGTCTTCCACGATGTTGTAACCCACGAAGCAGTCGACCAGAGAGCGGTCGCTGGTGATCGTCGGGTCGTAGTCACCCAGCCAGCGGAGCGCCAGGCCACCCTCGGCAGCAACAGCCGAGACGCGGTCAGCACCCGACATCGGCGGGGCGGGCGGACGCGACAGCATCACGAATGCAGTCGGGTGGTACAGGAACGCATCGCCGTGGCGGATCGCGTCAACCACGATCACGTCGTAGCCCAGGATGCGACCGATGCGGGCCTCACGCAGAGCGGAGGTCGCGCCCTCACCAGCCGAGTCGTACCGGCTGAAGCGGTCGTCTTCCAGGAGCGCCTGCTCGACGGCGGAGCCGACGATCAGCACGCGGCCCTGGCGGCTCACGTACGCGTCGTTGAGCTGGCGGCGAGCCGACGCAACGGCGTTGTACAGAGTGTCGGCCTCAGCGTTGTGGACCTGGGTATACGGAGCGCCCTCGATGGTCGCAGCGAGACCGTCTTCGAGCTGCTCGGCCACGGAGCGCACCTGACGGGCCAGAACATCGCGAGCGAAGTCGCGGATGTCCAACGTCTTCTCTTCGTCCGTCAGGACGACGAGGTTGTACACGTCATCCGTCAGCGTGACATCGACCTTCGATTCGGTCAGGTCACTCGCGATCAGGTTACGGGCCGAACCTGTGCCACGGAGCTGACGGGTGTGCGCCTGCGTGCGGGCCGGGACGCGGATCGAGACGGTGTCGTTGTACTTGCCAGCGACATCGAAACCGTTCAGCCAGACCAGACGCGGCAGCACAATCTCGCGCTGCAGGATCTGGATAGCCGTGTCCACAACCGCAGTAGGCTTGACGAAGGCGTGTGCCATTTGTCGTTATCCCTTTGCTTGTGTGAATCTCGTTGTAGGAGAGCTGAATTCGCCTCAGCGGCGGATATACGGCGAGGTGCCGAAAAGAGGAATCGACTCAGCGATCTTCTTCGGGTCGTAGTCGTCCTCGTCTTCATGACCACCGCCCTGGAACAGCTTGCGAGACTCGCTCTTTCGCTCCTTCGGAGCAGGCGATTTGAGCTGCTTGGTGGTGGTGCGACCGTCCTCACTCAGGACGTTGAGCAGATCATCAATGTCCGCCGCGATCTCGTCGGCGTCATCTCCCCGAACCCGGCTCAGATACCGGTCGGAAAGCCCCTTCTCCCGCGCAATCTCGCGGACAAGGTCATCACGTTCGCGGGAAGCCTTGAATTCACGGAGGGCCAGGAGTTCCTGCTCCTGAGCCTTGAACTTCTCTTCCCAGCGCTGGGTGTCGGTGAGGGTCGCCTCGCGAAGCGGGCGCAGTTCCTCAACCTCCGACTTCAGTGTAGCATGCTCTTGCTCGATTCGTTCGTACTTCTTCCGTTCTCGCGCAAGGCGTTTCGTGACGATCTGGTTGGCCCAGTCCTCGGCGTCCTCCTTCGAGGAGAACTGCCACCAGGCCGGGGTGCTCGCCGACTCATCGGCACCAGAATCACCGTCGTCGTAGCCAGCGGTGTTCTCCACACCTTCAGCGGGGGCGGTGTTCTCTGCTCCAGTACCAGTGATCTCGGGCATGATAATTCCTTCTCCCGCACTGTTTTAGGCCGTGCGTACGCCTTCCGAACTGTGTTCGTGTGTTGGGATGGATGAATCGGTCAGGCGATCAGAGACGCGGTGCGCTCTGCCCACACGACCTGGGGGGAACCGGGATGGAACCCGGCGTCGAGGAGGCTCTGACGGCGCTCCTGCAATTCGGCCTGGACCTCAGACAGGTCCGGCTCCTGCCGCTCGAACGGCTGGTACACCTTGCGAAACTCGGCGACCATCTGCTTGGTGGTGAGGTTCTGGTTCTTCAGTCGCTTGTGCAGTTCGTTCCACTGCTTGCGGTAGAACAACGCCTCTTCGTCCATGGCCCGTTCCTTGGAGTACACAGGCCGCAGGCAGCAGCGGCAGTTGTTGTGAACCTTCGCCGGGATGAAGTCCGCTGGAAGGTTCTTGGCCCCACGGGGATTCGCTTTGTACTTCGCGTCGGCCTTCTTGAACGAGTCCTTCGTGTACACCGCTCCCTTGCTGGCCAGGAGGGCGCAGAAGTAGCACGGGTTGCCGTCCGTCACGCGGGCGTACCCGACAGCGCGGCGGTCGAGGCGAATCACGTTGTCGCTCACGTCACGTGAGCCGTTGATCGCTTCCCGCACCGCAGTGCCCGAGGTCCGGACCAGGGCGTTGTGCATCAACTCCTGCTCCGGACCCGGCATCTGCGCCTTGGTCTTGTAGCTCGCCTCGTTCAGCAGCTCGCGGGCCACCCGGTCGACATCGAACTCGGGAACCACCTGCACCGGCTTTTGCCGCTCTGACCTGGGCCGACGCGGCTCAGGAGTCTGGGCCGGCCCAGGTTCTTCGCGTGCCAGCAGCTCGTCAATCGACGGCAGCTCAGGCAGCTCGAACGACAGCGGGGTGATGTTCTGCGGCTGCTCGACCAACGGAAGTTCAAGCGGGAATGGCTCTTCCGTGGCCAGCTCGGCGAACCGGAGGTTCTGGGCGAACACTGCAGTCACACGAGCGGACTGCAGGTACGCCGTCCTAATCCGTGGCAGTGCTGCCGGGAGCCACAGGGCAACCGACGCATCGAGGTCGTTGAAACGGACAATCTGCCACAGCGGAAACAGCGCCACAGCAAGCTGATTCGCTATCTCGTCTTGGTCCTGTGCATGCCTCAGGGCGAGATACGTCGCGACAGCATCGAGTGGTTTCAGCGCCATCAGACATTGGCTTCCTCTTCAGAGACTCGGGGTTGGTTGCGGGTTGTGTTCGGGCCACCAGGACCGCCGTTCTGGCCAGCGGGCTTGATGCCCATGTCGCGCAGGTAGACCGAGAGCGGATCGTTGTCGAGGGCGTGGTTCTTCCACTCCTGGACCTCGCTCTGAGTGACGCCGGGGATCTTGTCCCACGCGGCCCACTTCGGAACACCAAGCTGGTCCACGATCTTGCCCCAGGCGTCGGCCACCTGAGCCAGCGAGCGAACCTCAACGTCCTGCCAGGTGACGCTCGCCGAGAAGTCGTTCGCGTCGTCCAGACGGCCCTCAATCAGGGCGGTCAGACGCAGCGCCTGGTTGTGAGAAGCGCCCATCATGACCTGCTTCTCGGTCAGCTTCAGCACCGACTGCCGGTTGCCCGCCGCCAGGGCCTCAGCCGCGACGTTCACGATGGGGCCGATCACACTCGGCGGGAGCTGGTTGACGGCGCAGAACGCCTCCAGGTCACACTTGTACGCCTCAATGAAGCCGGTCAGTTGGGTCTCGTCCAGGGTGCCGAACCGGGCCTGGGCCTCAGAGCTGATCAGGATGTCCTCGTTGGCGATCCGGATCTTCTCCTGCTCGACCTCCTGCTCCGAGTCCGGCTGTTCCAGGCCGGTGGCCCAGCGGACCTTGAAGCTGTTGAAGTGCTGCACCAGGAGCCGGTCGAAGCCGGTCTTGTCGATGCGGGCAGCCAAGTCGATGATCGGCTCGACATCACCCCAGCAGTGGCCCTCGAGGTCGATCTGGTTCTTGTACCGGACGAACGGCACCAGACCGTAGTCGTGGGCCTCGTGGCCGAGGATCTTGAACTTGCCGTCGTAGCTGAGGTCGACCCATTCCTCTGGCGTCCACCAGCGGTACGTGCCGTCAGGCCGCTTCTCCAGGGTGTAGATCGGGAACTCGTCGGCGTAGTAGTCCTCGTAGAGCGCGAACGTCCGCAGCGGCGAAGCGCCACGCATCACCGCCTGGATGTTGCCCTCGTGGTCCACACCCTCGGTGCAGCGGAGGTAGGCGTAGCCGAACGTCGAAGTCGCACGGTTCAAAGCGATCTGCTGCGACTGCATGTTGTTGGCGATCCAGGTTCGCCAGGCTTCCTGGTTCTCCTTCTCGCCCTCGCGCCGGTAGCCGTCCACGATGAGCTGCTGGGCGAACGTGTTGATCATCAGGTTCACCCACGGGGTGCGGGCCAACCGTTGCAGCACAGCGCGTTCCGTGTTGCGCTTCAGCGGCTTCACCTCGGGCTGCTTGCCCTTGGCCCACGCCTCCAGCTTCTGCAGACGGTCCCGCTCGGTCTCGAACGCGGGCATCACCTCGTGGTTGAGGTACTTCAGGAACCGGCGCTCGGTCATGTTGTCCGGCGGAAGCGAAACCGACTGGCGCGGAATGTCGATGAACAGATCGTCGGTGTAGTAGCGGACTTGCGTCACCAAAGTCTCCCTCCGCGAGGCTTACCCTCGTAGTGCTTCGCTTGGGTCATCGCCTCGGAACTCTTCATGTTCAAGCCCCACAGGGCATACGTGACGGCGCAGACGCCGGTGATGTCCACGGTGGTGTCGGCACGTGACCAGCCCCAGCCGTTGTACTCGTCGTCACCGACCTTGCCGCCGATGTTGTACTTGCGAGCACCTTGCAAGCCATTGGCCAGCGACTTGTCGCCCAGGTGGACCAGGCTGCCGTCGTACACCGAGTCGTAGAAGAACCCCGTGGACGACATGATTTCCCTTGAGCCGAACGGGATTACCTCGATGCCCTCGGCCTCCAGCTCGGGAATCAGCACGCCTGCACGGGCACCAGCCTGCACGGCCACTGCCAGCGGAGGGGGATTCTTCTTCGAGTTGTAGAGGCGCTTGATGTCGTCCAGCACCCAGGACATGCCCTTGCCGTCCTTCAGGACTTCGACCTGCTTCTGGCCATCTGCTGTGAAGCCCGCGACCGCGAGGGACGCATGCTCCCGGTCAGGAGACACGTCCACGGAAACGACGACACGAGAAGTGATCTCGGTGCGCGGTGTACCGGCATGATCGTCGTGTTCCTGGCCACCGCAGCGGCACTGTTTGCGCCACACCTCGGCGTCGATGGGCGACAAGATCGCATTGTCAGCCCAGAGGCCAAGCCGCTCGCGGGCAAAACCCTTGTCAGACAGAGTGCTTCGCTCCATCTGGACGAAGCTCTCCTTGAGGCGAATCCCCATGGCAGGGTTCGCCTTATACCACTGATCCCGGTCGTCCAGAGAGCAACCGGGGTCTGCACACCATTCGAAAAGCGCGATCCCTGGCTCGTGCGCCAGGCCGCGATCTCGCTGTCGCAGAAGGACGTTCGAGTCATCCAGGCCGGTCGATGACGTGTAGATGGCCTGGGGATTACTCCGCGCCGACAGGGCGGGGAGCATGGCTTCCATCATGGCGTCAGTGACCGCGTACGCCTCGTCAAGGACCACGCAGTCGCCAGAGAAGCCGCGAACGTTGCCTTCGCCGCGAGCCATATACAGCAGGCGTCGGCCATTCTTCAGCTCGACGCCAACGTTGTTGTTGCCCGCCCGCATCTTGTGGACCATGCGATCCAGATCAGGGCAGGACTCGATGATCCTGCACATACGCAGGTAGGACTCTTTCGCGGTGGGGAAGAGATGGGCGGAATGGATGATCAGTTCCTCGCCCAAGAGGAAAAGCCCAACGAGTTCACGGGCTTCCGCGATCAGAGTCTTGCCATTCTGGCGGGGCGTCAGCAGTACGATTTCGCCTGCAGACCACTCCCATGCATTCCGGTTCCCGCGCTTGAAATGCTTGCGTCCCAACATCTCCGTGAGACACCACGCCTGCCAGTCATCAAGATGCAGACCGATGGCGTCCAGGAATTCGACGCACTCTTGACCGACTGTATCGTCGTACTCAGGCACCCACAGATTGCGCGGGCGCTGATCCCCGATCCGCTCACTGTCGAGCTGGTTAGTACGGGTGGACTTGTTGAGCTTGAACTGCTTGCGGGTAACCGGCTTCTTACCTTCTTCAGGCATGAGCCGTCCTACTTAGTCCAGGCTGAACTTCTCCATCAGTTGCTCAACCAATGAAGGTTCGCCAGTGTCAACCTCGGCTTTTCCGAGTTTCAATTGCGCCAGTAGTTGACGCAGAGCGAGCCGCTGTTGGCGGATCTCGCCCAGCAGAGGATTGACGACGATTTGGACACGGGACGTGCCATCAGAAAGGTGTTCCGCCTCTTCGGCCAGCTTGATCCACTCCTGATGACGGTTGTGGAGAGCGCCGTTGAGGCGGTCGATAATGTCTGCCGTCCGGCAGGCTTCACCGAGGATTACGTACCCTGCGGCGTCGAGAGTCGTGCTCTCGGTCACGCCGTCCCAGAGTTCAGTTCCTCTGGCTCCCAAGCCCTTTGGTGGATTCGGCATTCAGCTTCTCTTGGTACCACGCCCAGTGCGCGTCCTGGACCGCTTCCCAGCCCTTCACCAGGAGCCGCAGACGGTAGTTGCGGCCACGGTAAGGATCTTCGGCAGCCAGACGCTCGTCTTCCTCAAGGAGTTCGTGGGCACGACGGCATTCAGCAACAGAGAAAGTGAGTAGCTCCTTCACCTCATCCAGAGTGAGGCGATCCCAAAGATTGGGCTTCTGAGGAGTAGTCACGGGAATGCGCACCTGTGCTTGACCTCCTGCTGTCATTGTACCAGCAAACTCCTTAGACGAGCTGTGTTTTGGGGCTTTTCGTCCGTCTGGGCGAATACCGGAAGAGCTTAACATTGGAGCTGACCGAAGTTAGGACCAGAAAGGACGACATGACCGGTCACGACGTATTCGCCGATCTGCCCACCTTCAAGATCGCCGATGAGGAGATCTGGGCAGGGTGGAAGCAGAAGAATGAGCACGACCCTGTGGGCGTCGGCGCAATCCGGTTCGCTGCCCGGTACGCCAACGCCCTGGAAAGCCGTCTCGCGCAGGGAGACAAGCTGGAAGACGTGGCTGAGGAAGTCAGCTACGACTGTGGCGAGGACATCAACGCGTTCCAGTACAGCGTCGGCGTGGCCGTCCTCGCTGGCTCCTGGGAGCACGGTGAAGCCCTGCGCCGCTGGCACAACCTGCGCTGGCAGACCCAGGACGAGGGCGTGCGGGCCAACGAGACCGGCGAGGTTCTCATCTTCCAGGTGAACCCGCTGGAGCTGCTCCTGGGAGATCTGTTCAAGGACGGGGTTCTCCCCCAGGAGTGAAACATGAAGTGGACCAACGAATCCGCCCAGAACCCAGGCAAGAGCGTCTGGTGGGCCAAGGTTGGTTCGCACCTTTACGTAGCTCAGAAGAAACGCGGGTCGTCAGGCATCTGGCGGCTCGCGTTTCGAGCTACTGACGGTGAACGCCTTCGGATCATCAACACGGGCGGAACTCTCAGCGAGCTGAAGGAATACGCGGAGATCTTCGAAGAGAGGATTGCCAGTGAGCACGAAGACATCGTTTAGGGATCGCGACGTAGAGAAGTTCTTCACGATGGCGACCAGCCACCTGGACGAAGCGATCCGCTACCTGCGCCGCATCCAAGAGGGCGTCGACAAGGATCGGCTCTGCACCTACTCACTTGCCACGGCCATTGACGAGGCCGAGGCCGCGAAGACCACTGCCGAGAAGGCGCACAAGGGATTCCAGGACCGCATCGAGTCCGAGGTGGAAGTCCTGAAGCGCATTCTCGCTGACTTCTGAGGAACGATGAAAGTCATCCTGATCGCACACACCCAGACAAAGAACTGGACCATCGAAGATCTCGGCCTGATTCGAGAGACTTTCGCAGTCAAAGACGCCGACCATCTAGCGGAGTTCGCGGGCCGCAACTGCTACCAGTCGTTCAACCGGCCCAACCCTGCAACCCGTGACAACGCAGCCTATTTGGCCCACATCCTGAAGCAGAGCCACGAGAGCGTCCTGGAGCACGCGTCGGCGACGTTCTACATCGAGGCCAGCCGGTCGGTCCTGGCGGAACTGACCCGGCACCGGCACCTGTCGTTCTCCGTTGTGTCGCAACGGTATGTGGACGCCACGAAGCTGGGGCGGCATATCCCGCCCGCCGTTGACGCCTTGCCAGAGATAGCACAGCCGCATGTGCTGGGGATTCTGGCGAAGGCGCACGCGGACGCTCTGGATGCCTACGAGGAACTGGTCAAGGCGTTCAGCGCAGAGGGCTTGCCGCGCAAGCAGGCTCGTGAAGCGGCCCGCGCCGTCATACCGAACATGACCGACTCCCCCATGGTCGTCACCGGCAACCACCGGGCGTGGCGGTACGTGATCCAGAAGCGCTGGCATGAGGCTGCCGACGCCGAGATCCGCACACTGGCCGGTGAGCTGCTGAGGCAACTGCGGGAGATCGCGCCCAACACCTACCAGGACCTCCCCGAGGAGCCGTACCAGTGAAACTGTCAGCAATGAGCACCGAGTATCTACACCAGCATCTCCAGGCCGTGCGAGATGACGAAGAGAGCAAGTACCCGGTGGGCACCATCCTGAAGCTGCTGCCCCACCGGGACGACGCCTTCGTGATCAAGGTGGCGGGCATCTGCGACGGGTACGGGGCCAAGAGTCGCGAGGAAACGTCGCGCTCCTGCTGGGTCACCATCTTCAGGGACTTCAGTGGTGACGCTAGGTGCACCTTGAATGAGGTGCGGCAAGCCTGGCCGATCCACGACCTGTCGATTATCCACATGCCTGTGGATAAGTGACCGGAAGTCGGTAGAATCGCGGCCATGAAGAAAGCGCTCACTGCCACAGTGGCCGCTCTCGCAGCGGCTCTCTTCTGTGCCGCGACTGCCGACGCCAGTCCAGGGCTGACGGACGACGAGTACGAGTACATACAGAGCCTGCGAGAAGTCGGCATAGATGCCACCGATGCGGGTAAGGCACTCGCCACAGCAGAGGACATCTGCTACCTAGCAAGGCTTGGGTTCGACACGCCGGATATTGCTGCGGCCCTTGTGAATGCAGACAATCCCCTGCACGCCACCTACGCCCAATATGCCGTCGCCCAGGCGCGGATACACATTTGTCCAGATACCGTTTTTCCAGCGTCGATCACTTAGACTGCGTGCCCATGGCAAGAGTCACTGAGATCAAGTACCTGGACGACTTCGATAACTCCCTCCCTGCCGATGAAACTGTGGAAATCGGCTGGGAGGGATTCACGTATGTGCTCGACCTGACTAAGGCGAATGCCAAGGAATTGAGACAGACCCTCAAACCGTGGCTAGAAGCCGCCCATGATCGCCACAGAACGACGAAACAAAGTGGGTCCAGCAAATCCCCCAGGGGTGGTCAGAAAGTGGCTCAGAGAGGCACACAGAAGGAAATACGGGCCGCTATTCGAGAATGGGCGCGCAACAATGGCTACCAGGTCTCGCAACGCGGCCTAATCTCCAGAGAGGTGGTCGACGCGTATGAGCAGGCACACGCGTGAGCGGTACACGGAAGCGGAATTGTGGAGCGCCGTCCGACAGGAACGTGCGAAACTGATCGCCGAACGCCGAGTCCACGCGGGACGCCTGCGAGAAATCGACAACCGGCTGGCCGAACTGGACAAGGCCGAAGCCATTCTGGAAGGACACCTGTGACCACACCCGTCACCAAGCCCATCGACATGCTCGTCATCGAGCCGGACGGCACCGGGAAGGTCCGCGAGCTGAGCCAGGACATCCGGACGCTCCAGGGCCTCGTTGGCGGCTACCTGGAGGCGCTGTACGCCCGCCGCGACGAGGACGGCAGGCCCACGGTCACGTTCCTCTTCAACGAGGAGGGCATGATCCACAAGCTCGCACCCAACCCGAGTGCCACCATGCTGCTGCACTACCTCGAACCCGACCTGATCGGGCGCGTGTTCCTCCTGGGCACCGTCATCGTTGTCGGCGGCGCAGACGACGAGTCCGACATGCTGCCCGTCCCGCCGGAAGTCGTGGCCGTCTGGGAGCGCTGATGGCAGACGAGGTCCAGTTCCCCAAGATCGACATCGACGGCGTCCACGACGCGTGGGTCGAGCGCGGCCTGGCCCACGAGGTCGAGCGCGACGGCGGCTACGGCTGGTTCTGCCCCACCTGCGAGGCCGAGAGCAAGCAGACATGGGAGAGCCGCCTCATCGCCATGCAGTTCGCCACCGTCCACCACTACGAGCACCGGGAGGCGGCGTGATCGCGGCACCGGAGCGGCTTCGCGCCCGTCTGCGCAGGTCAGGGGCCTGAAATGCAATTCCCCCATAAAAGGTCCGAACTGATTTTCGACCTAGGGGGAAACGCTGCT